AGCGTCGCGACAGAGGGGACTGTCCCTCACAACTACGATTTCATCCTCGGTGGCCGGGCGGCAGAGAACGCGTTTCGCAGGGAAATCGAGAGCCACGTCGAGTGGAAGCTTCCCATCGTCGCCTTCAATGCAGGCTTCGAGCGGGCGGTGCTCGACAAGATGGGTGTCCGTCACGAAGCGATCGACCTCGTGGTCGACGCGGCCGTCACGGCTCGCGCGCAGGGTGCGGGCAACCACCTGGAAGCTGCGGCCCCGCAGCTCACGAACATGGAGAAGCTGGATGCCGGCCACCAGCTGATCAGTGTCTTCTCGGTCCCGAACGAGTGGAACAAGGGCAAGGCCCCGACTCCGGGGCTCATCATGGGCGACGCAGACCGAGCGACTCAGTGGAAGACCTTCATCGAGTACTGCAACATCGACGCCGCTGCAGGGCTGCGGATCCAAGCCCGCTACGAGACTCACCAGTCGACGCGGGTCGAGATCGCGTACGAGAAGCTGACTGCCGAGATGAATCAGAACGGGTGGTTCGTCGACCTGCCACTGGTTCGGCTGATGAAGGCGCAGTACCTGGCCAACACTCAGGATCTCGTGGAGAGCTTCCGGCAGAAGTTCGACGTGAAGGATACGTTCTTCAACAGCACCCCGCAGATGAAGGCGTGGTGTGCGGAGCGAGGGGTTCGATCCCCGAGCTTCGATGAGGATCACGTCTCCTCGATGATCGAGAAGATCACGGCCAAGCTCAGCACGATGGAGAGCGACGACCCGAAGTTCGGGCAGTACTCGGAGGTCCTGTTTCTGCTGGATGTCAAGCAGCAGCTCGGGGGCGCCAGCCTCAAGAAGCTCGACGTGATCCTGAACACGGTCGGGGCGGATGGTCGGCTGCGCAACCAGTACATGCACGTCGGAGCGGGACAGACATACCGCACCAGCGCCCGGGGCGCCCAGCTCCAGAACCTCAAGCGACTCTCGAGTGACATCGTTCCCTTCGACGAGCTCGAGGACGTGGAGGAGCACGTCATGGGCATGACCAACGAGGAGATGGCGGAGCAGCTGCGCCAGGTGTTCGTGGCCGAAGCCCCCGACGGCGAGGAGATCGTCGGAGACTTCTCGTCGGTGGAGAGCCGAGGGCTGGCTTGGATCGCCGGCGAGGAGTACAAGATCGACGCGTACCGGCAGGGCAAGGACATCTACAAGGTGCTGGCTGCCAAGTTCCAGGGGATTGAGTATGATGAGGTCACGAAGGAAGCGCGGGCTGAGGGCAAGTACAGCGAGTTGAGCTGTGGCTACCAGGCCGGCGGTCAAGCCGTGAAGGACTTCATGCACAAGCTCGGGTTCGAGGTGACGCTGCAGGGCGCGCAGCAGCGCGTTCAGCAGTGGCGGGACGCCAACCCGAACATCGTGCTGATGTGGCACGCCATCGACTCGGGTCTCCACGAGGCGATCGCCTCAACGAGACCGTCGACGACGGTGCCCCTCGCTCACGGTCTCTCGCTGGTCTTTCACAAGACCAGGACGCCGGAGTCCCTGGCCACTCAGCACCCGGGAGCCCAATCGCTCGAGATGTCGCTGCTCCACCCGGACTCGGGAGCTCGAGCGTTGACTCGGGTCTTCCACGGCGTCTACGAGCGGGGCAATCAGGTCGTCTACTTCAAGCCGAGCAATCGGAAGACGGGTGACCTGTGGAAGGACCGGTACTTCGATCCGAAGACCAAGCGCACGGTGTACTACTCGATCTACGGAGGGAAGCTCGCGGGCATCCTGACGCAGAGCCTGTGCCGGGAGCTGTTCTTCTACTCACTCCAGAAGCTGAGCAACATCCTCCGCCCAGCAGAGAACGTGAAGCTCATCGGGCAGTTCCACGACGAGATCGTGGTGGAGTGGCAGCCGCAGCCGTTCGAGGACAAGCTCCGATTCGGCGTGACGTACTCGAAGTCCAGGACCATGAGCCACATGGAGTCCGCCATGTCCTCCGTCCCCGAGTGGATGGAGGGCTTCCCGCTCACGGCCGAGATCAAGAGCGCGCACCGCTATATCAAGTGAACGACGGGGACCCGGAGACCAATCCGGGTCCCCGCCGTCTGAACAAGGGAGACACTCTTGAATCATTATACCCTGGTCGGGGTGGACCCCGGCATCGTCCACACGGGAGTCGTGGCGCTCACTCTGCAGCCGGTGGAGCGACGCGTGACTGTGGACTCTCGCATCATCTACGGGGCCGACATCAACAGCCTCGTCATCAGCGTCCGTGCGATCGCTCCCGTCTGGAGCCGCATGTACGTGGAGGGCTACCGTGACCGAGGCACGGTGAACCAGATGAACAACAAGATGCGCGTCTTCGAGCAGGAGATCCGGCGCGAGTGGCGCAAGGCTCAGATCCTCGAGAACATGGGCGTCAAGAAGATCGTGACGACGCCGATGATGAAGGCGTTCGGCGTGTGGAAGATGCCACACACCAACCACCGAGACCTGCAGGCTGCAGCTCGCATCGCGCTCTTCGGAGCCATCAAGCAGAAGGACCAGCCGGAGCTCAACCGGATCATCTACGAGTACTTGACCGACTACAGAGGAGGACGGCCGTGGCAGCTGGACATCATCAGGTAAAGAACGGGGTCTATACCAGTAAAGAGACCCGAGATACCTCGCTGCAGACGAACGTCAACGACGAGGAGAAGGCGAGGATCGAGGAGGCCGCGAGCATTCTCGGCCTCCCAGTGGCGGTGTACCTCCGGTATGCCGCCCTCAAGGAACACCGGACACTCACCTCATGAACGAGGACGAGCAACCGTGGTTCCGACCCGACAGCATCCAAGCTGTCGTGGACCACATCAACGAGGGAGACGACTATGAGTGACACCTGCCCCGTCTGCCGCCACGCGGCGCACGGCAAGAGCTGTCCCAACGCTGCGAGCGACAACGACTGTGGCTGCAAGCACGACACGCTCACGCTCAAGCAGGCGCCGGCGGCCGTGCCGCAGACACGCCGGAAGGCAACGCAGCGGTGGCAGCTGAAGGTCCCGGACCACACGGACCCGAAGTACGAGGAGCTGAACGCGTGGTTCTACTCCACGCCGAACGCTGCCAAGGGTCTCAAGGGCAGCATGATCGACTACATGCGCAACCTCGACGGCTCGCACAACGGCCTGAGCTGGGGCGCGGCGGCCGTGCGCAAGATGAAGCTGCGCTGGGGCCTCGCCCTGCAGCTCGTCAACCCGCGCAGCGTGACGAAGATGATCGACGGCATCATCAGCGACGTGGCCGGCATGATCGTTGCCATCTACGAGGAGGAGACTGGTGCGCCGCAGCGCCTCCTCCGCTACACGCCGGAGGAGCCGCCGTGGGGTGAGATGACCGAAGAGCAGAGGCAGGCTAGCACGGCGGAGAGGCAACGCCTCTACGACGAGCACAAGCTCGCAAGGAAGCCCTGGGACAAGGCTCTCCAACGCGTCAACGCACTCATCGCCCCGCACTACACAAGCATCTCCGGCTACCGAGTCGGAGACGAGATCAGCATCAAGAAGGAGACACCATGAAGGAAGAGAAGGTCGACCTCGACGAGCGCCGCCAGGTCTACGGCGAGTTCGTCGACAACATGGAGCGCACCGCGCTCATCTGGAGCGGCATCCTCGGGTTCGAGGTGAAGGACTACCACGTCCCGCTCATGATGCTCGCGTACAAGGCGTTCCGCTCGGCGCAGGCGCCGCGCTACAGCGACAACACGGACGACATCGAGGGCTGGCGTCAGGGCCTGCTGAAGGTGGTCGACGAGAACTACGGCGGCACGATCCAGGCGCGCGACGTCACGAGCTACCTGGAGCAGGTGGCTGCGGAGAAGACGGCGATCCAGACGCAGCAGACGGACGACTACGTCCCGGCACCGGAGGACGCTGTCCGCCCGGACCTCAACGGCCAGTCGCAGGAGGCGGGTCACATCATGGACCAGTGGCTCCAGGCCCACAACGGGGAGTACCAGCCGTGCGAGCACTACGAGCGGCACCCGGCGCACACGTACGAGATCGCCAAGAAGCCCGGGAAGTACTACTGCCCGGGCGTCCGATGAGGACGATCGAGACCGCTGCCGAGGCTCTCACCGTCACGACAGACAGTGGCGAGTGGGAGTGGATGAGCCACCAGACAGCGGCGTTCGACAGGTGGATCGAGCTCACCGGCCTGTACGGCGGCAGCGACCTCAACATGCTGGCCAAGATGCTCGTGTTCTATCCCACGGGCAAGGGCAAGACGGAGATCATGCTCACCTGCATGTACCTCGTCGACGTCAAGAGAGTCGTGGTCGTCGCACCGCCGGTGACTCACGCCCGCTGGAGGCGGGTCGGCCACGCTCTCGGGATCCAGGTCGACACGATCAGCCACGCCAAGTACCGGATGAAGGACACGGCGTTCTACTCGACGGACCCGATCATCGTGGACGAGTTCCACCTGCTCGGGAAGCAGACCGGCGCCGGCTGGAAGAAGTTCGACGCGCACATGCGCAAGATCAAGGCCCCAGCCATCATCGGCTCGGCGACGCCCGAGTACAACGAGGCGGAGCGGGTGTACTGCGTGATGCACGCCCTCGACGCGCCCAACAACAAGGGCGGGTTCATCGGGTGGCTGTACGAGCACTGCATCACGGAGCAGAACCCGTTCGGCAAGATGCCGGTCGTGGTGCGCCTGCGCAACTTCGCCTCGGCGGAGGAGATGCTGGCCAGCCTGCCGTACGCCGTGTACGTGCCGGACGAGGCGCCAGACATCTCGACACCGGTCTTGATGCCCGCGTGGGAGAGCGAGGACTTCGAGGAGTGGAACCTCGATCACTCGAAGAAGCGCGTCATGGCCAGCCAGATGGAGAAGAAGCACCGGCAGACCTTTCACAACATCATCGACCCAGACTCCGGGGAGATGAGGTTCGAGGTCGCCACCAAGCTGCTCGAGCTCCTGGACAAGCATCGGGACAAGCCGGTGCTCGTGTACCTCGTTCACAGCGAGATCGCGAAGCTGGTCTACGCCGAGCTCAAGGCGGTGTACGAGCTCAACGTCACGTACATCGACGGTGATACTCCCTCTGGCCTCAAGGACAAGCTGCTCGACGAGTTCGTCGCCGGGCAGTGGGACATCCTCGTGGGCACTGCTACCCTCGCCACGGGTCGCGACGGCATCGACAAGGTGTCCGACGCGATCATCATCCTCGACGACACCGACGACAACGCCCACCGGCGTCAGCTCATCGGGCGCGTACTCCCACGAGGAGTCGTCAAGCCCGCGGACTACGTCGGCAAGGTCGCGTACAGGTTCGTCTTCACAGCGTAGGGGTGGGGCCGGCACGACCGGCACGCTAAAGAAGGAGACACTCGTGGCAGACCGTAACAAGATCGAAGAGGCAATCGAGAAGCGTCTCATCCGGGCGCTCGACGAGGACCTGGACTCCGAGGGGGTCGAGGTGCTCGAGCACAAGATCGAGACGATCCGGCAACTCGCTGGAGACTGAGACTGGTGTGGCGGTCGAGACCCGGCCGCCACACCGCAGACAAGGAGAGGAATGCCTGATCTCAAAGACAAGAAGGAGCTGGCCCAGGCCGCGCGCAGCATGGCCGAGGGCTTCGAGCTCGTCCATCAAAACGGGACGCTATACGTCCCGGTAGGGTGGTTCAACATGGAGATGGATCCTCCGCCCGCCGTGGGCGAGGCGATCTGGATCCCCCTCAATCGACACGAGCTCCTCGAGCTCGCGAACGACCAGTTCAACGTCCTGTTCGCGAACGACGGCGAGGCCCGGTCGTTCGAGTTCATGCTCAAGCAGTTCGCCAAGCACGGGAGAGGCAGCGGCGCGCTGCTCATCCGTACCGACGCGGGCCTCAAGACCATCAACGCTGTCGGCCAGCTGATCGACCACGATGGGTCGTTCAGCCCGAACTTCCTCGGGCCCACGCTCAACGAGGACCCCTCCGACAAGGAGGAGGTCTGGAAGACCATCGTCGAGTGGCTGGGCGGGAGCGAGGACGAGGCACACTCGCTGCTGCACCACCTCGCCACGGCGCTCGCGCCGGGGTGGAGCGCCGTCAAGTACGTCCTGCTCATCGGCGAGGGCCGCAACGGCAAGGGCGTGCTGCTGGCGATGCTCACGGAGCTCTTCGGCGACGGGAACATCAGCAGCATCAGTCGGCAGGCGATGGCAGAGCGGAGCCCGACCTGCGTCGAGCTCAACAACAAGCTGCTCAACATCATCTTCGACGGGGAGATGGGCTACATCAAGGACTCGTCGGCCGAGAAGACACTCATCGCCGGCGAGCCGCTCTGGGTTCGCATGCTCTACGAGAGCGGGACGACCCGAGTGCAGACCAACGCGCTCTTCATCGAGGGTCTGAACTTCGAGCCCAAGGCGCGAGACAAGAGTCCCGCCCTCCAGAAGCGACTCATCCGGTACTCGTTCCCGAACGTGTATCCGATGAACCCGGCGTTCCACTCCCGCATGACGGGAGAGACGATGGTGGGCGCGCTGCTCTCGCTGCTCCTGGACCACTTCGTCCAGGAGAAGGAGCTGGCAATCAAGCTGGCACCGACGAAGAAGAGCACGGAGATGCAGTACGACCAGGTGTGGATCAACTCTCCGATCCTGCAGTTCCTGGAGAGCCTGTACCAGACGGACCCGAAGCTGCTGGATCGCATCGGAGACGTGGACTTCGAGCTCGACAAGTTCCTCAACTCGTTCAAGCCGTGGGCGCAGACCCAGGGACTGCCCGAGCGCAGCGACGGAGACCTGCTCGCCCTCGTGCGGCAGAGCTTCAACGTCAAGTGGAAGGCAAAGCGGGAGAACGGCAAAGTCAAGAATCGCAAGGTCCTGGGAGGCTATCGCCCGGAGACCTTGATTGCAATCGAACAGATCACAGGAGGTACTGATGGCGACGAAACTGCCGTGGTGGAGGACTGACACCTACGACATCGAAGGCTTCACGGAGATCCTCGACCAGAACGGTACGCTGGATCTCTGGGGAGACCACGGGCCCGCACTCGTGCGTGCCTACCCGAGCGGGTCCACCCAGAACGGGTGGGGTCTCGCTCCGACCACGTTGCCGGGCGGAGACCCCATGCCCGGCTTCATCGAGAACTACGAGAACAAAGTGTTCGGCCTGCGGAGAGCCATGTACGGCTACTCCAAGGGCAAGCACGGTCTCGCTCTCGTGATGCGGAGCGCACGCCTCGTGTGCGTCGACATCGACGGGAAGAACGGCGGGTTCGAGCACGCATCCGAGCTCGGGCGCCTGCCGGCCACGCGAGCGGAAGTCAGCAAGAGCGGCAACGGCTACCACCTGTTCTACCTGACGGGGGAGTCGTGGACCGACGAGGGCTTCGGCGAGTACGCGGATCAGATCGGCATCGTGCAGGGCGTGGACATCCGCGCCGTGGGCTGTGTCTACCACTGGCCGCAGCAGCGCTGGAACGACCGCCAGCTGTCCGAGCTGCCGGACTGGCTGGGCCAGCGCCTGAAGGAGAAGAAGCAGCGGATCGCGGCCACCCAGGACGCGGTTCGGAAGATCACTACACTCGACGAAACGGAGATGCTCATGGCACAGCACGCACTCATCATGGAGCTCGACAAGCCCATCAAGCCGGGAACCCGGAACACGACCCTCTTCGCCATCGGCAACAAGCTGCGCCTCGCCGGCGTCGCCGACTGGCAGAAGGAGATCGAGCGCCGGGGCGCGGAGATCTCGCTCGACCAGGACGAGATCGAGCGGATCGTCCGCAACATCGAGCGTCAGCCGTGAGCTGGCTCGATGACGCCCGCGAGGCGCTGCCGCCCGAGGTCCGGGTGCCTAGCCCCTACGGCGTGTACAAGGACGGCACGTTCACGCCGTTCCCGGGGCGAGAGACCGAGCCCACACGCTTCCCGGCGCTGCTCGACCCGGAGTCGGGGTGGCCGGTGGAGACCCGGCTGTGGGAGCGGGTGGCGCTGACCTACGGCGACACGATGCCGCTCGAGCTCAGCGACTGGACGGAGGCGAACCGGCCTGAGCTGGAGATCATCATGGCGATGATCATCGACGCCATGCAGAGCGAGTTCTCCATTCAGGAGAAGCCGGACGAACCGGTGGGATGAGTGAGACGGGAACCCTTTCGGGGGTTCCCGTCTCTCTTTTTTCTCAAAAAATTTTTCGCGAAGCGAGTTAGAATGGTGTCATGACTGACACGGGAGAGAGCTTCCTCACGGAAGCAGAAGAGCATTTCAGGGGAAAGCTGGATGGGTCTTACAGGGGCGTGCCGACGACGGCCCGCCCCGTGCGCGAGTCAGCGCGCCTGGACCAGCTTCTCCTGGCGGATGAGGAGAGAGGTCGCATGCCTCTCACCGAGAGCAAGTACATCGTGCCGAGCAACCCCAACCTCGTTCGCTGGGAGCGCGAGGTGCGGAAATTCCTGCGCAACCTGACACCCCGCAAGGAGCACCGGGTCGCCAGCGTCCACGTCTTCGAGTGGGCCACCGGTATCCCGCTCGCCGAGTTCATCGAGAACGGGGGCAAGCCGCAGAGCGACCTGCGCCACATCAACACGATCCTGCGCGGGTACTTCGGCAAGGGCTACCAGACGAACATCGCCGGGCGGAAGATCCTCAACTGCTACCGAGTGCCCCAGGGGTTCTACATCAGGACCCACCGGCCCCGGACCAACGAGCTCTACGCCGAGTACCTGGCCAAGACCCTGTACCCGTGAGCCGGACGGGGGACGAACGTGGGTAGGCCCGGCACGCATCATTCCAGCCTCAGCAGGTGGCGGCGACTGGCGCCCCCACCCTTCATCGAGGACCATCTGCGTGTAATGCCCGAGGATACACAGGGCGTCGCCGAGATGTACTGGCACCCCGTCGACTGCGCCTGCGCCGCCTGCCAGAACCCGATCGCTGTCCGGGTCAAGCGGTACCGGCTCACTCACACTCGAGACCTGGCTATACGCGCATCGAGCGCTGCTCCGCCACTGCCTCTTCCGATTGAGGAGCTCCTTCGAGCTGCTGGTATATCAGGATGATGCTGTCGAGGTCGTTGCCCCAGATCGCCTGCGAGATGATCGTGGCGGCGAGGACGTCGTTCGTGTCGGGCGACTGCATGCGCACAGTCTGCACGGTGCCCCAGCGCTGATTGAACAGCCAGCGGAGGCGGGTCGCGAGGGAGAACCTGTGCTCCTTGGGGATCTGCTTCCGGTAGTTCTGGAAGCGCTCCACCTCGCCACGGATCGCAACCTCAGACACTGATCTGTCCTCCCGTCAGGTCCTCGAACTCGAGCTCCACCGTCTGCCCCGTCGCCGGGTGGGAGCCGGGCTTGCGGCGCCCGACCGTGCGGAGCGTGATGATCTTCTGCGCCTTGCTCGCGCGCTGCATCGCGCCCCGGACGCGGGGGTCGGGGCGCATCGCGATCTCGTACAGCTTGCGGCCGATGAGCTCCCACGTCAGGTCGTTGAGCTCCGGCTCCCGACGAGCCTGCGGGTGTGCGGCCACGTACTCCAGGCTGCCGGCCACGGTCTGGCTCTGTCGTCTCACGCCCACACTCCGCTCCAATCCTCAGTGTACGTCGAGGCGCTCCCGCCGGCGGCCTCGAACATGTTGCCGCCGAAGAACTGCAGCTCCTTGGTCGCCTGCACGACGTACCGCAGCGCGTCCATCATGTGCGAGTACTTGTCGTGCAGCGGCTTTCCGCTCCACTCCTGCAGCTTCGCGTTGTACTCGTACTTGTACTGCTCCAGGCAGCTCATCAGCCAGTCGCAGTTGGCCGAGTGGATGATGGTGTTGTAGAGCTGGATGCGGACCTGCTGGATGTCGGTGATGAGGTCGTAGTCGCCGGCACGCGAGCCGGGGATCTTCCAGACCTTGTTGCTCTTCGCGAGCACGGCGACGTTGGGGAACTTCTGCCGCATCATGTCGGCGGGGGTCGTGTTGACCGCCTTCTCGTGGTGCTCGCCGTCCCACGGCAGGATGATCTGCGCGATGCGGTTGAAGTACGGCTTCTCGCGCAGCACGTCCACGTACTCCGGCAGCGCCTTGCCGTGGCCCTCGCCGCAGTCGTAGAGGAACAGGCGGCCATTGATCCACTGGAACGCGATCCAGGCCGTCGCGTCCGAGTGCTGGCCCGACGAGCCGATGTCGAACGCGACGTAGACGGGGTGGCCCACGTCGAGGTTGAAGGTCTCTGCCCGGCGGTCGTTGATGAGGTCGATGTACGCCTCGCCGTAGACGGCGGCAGCGTCCATCTCGTCGAAGTCGACGTAGTACTCCTGCATGAACATGCGGTCGTTGCCGAACCGCTTGCGATAGCTCTCCCGGTCGCTCTCGAGAGCCGCCTTGCTCCGGACGGGCGGCAGGCCCTCCCGCGTCATCATCTCGTTCAGGTCGTCGATCGTCCAGATGATCTGGCCGTAGTCTGTCCGGTTGCCCTCGCTCTCCATGAGCTGCCAGAGCGGGTTGTTCCGCCGGCCTCGAGGGGTGCTCGCGACCATGAGTCGCTTCTTCTCGTGCTCACCGGAAATGATCGGCTTGAGGCGGGGCAGCGGGTCCTCGCGCCCGAACAGCGCGAGCTCGGTGAACGCGTAGTCCTGGAACGACGTACCGACACCGTTCGTGTCCTGGCCGCTCTGGAAGTAGCCCTGCAGCTTCATGCGGCTGCCGTTGGCGAAGTCCCCCTCCATGACCGTGTTCTTCCAGTCACAGTAGCCGGGCGGGGTGTTGTCCTGCAGCATGCGGATGTATTGCCCGGTGGCGGGGTCGTTGTACGTCTTCTGCCAGAGGATGTCGCGGATCATCGGGTTGTTGAGCGAGATGTAGACGCCCGTCGTCTTGGCGACGCGGAGGCGGCTCTCCACCATCTCCATGCTCATCGCCACGTCCTTCCCGCTCTGTCGCGGGAGCACGGCGACGCCGATGCGCTTCGTCCGCCACATCGAGTGCAGCTGCTGCTGGTACGGTCGCGGGACGTAGTGTACGGGGAACTTGGTTCTCACCACTGGCTCTTGCCCTCGCCGACGAAGATGACCATCCACAGCGGCATGAGGGCGAGAGCCAGGGCGGCGAGCAGGAACACTGTCGCGATCACCGCCCCGGCTGTCTTCCACATGGTCAGATCCTGATCGTTCCGGGCTGGAACCCCAGCGTGCCAAACAGCGCGTCGAAGTCGTTCGCCGCGTCTCCGGAGCTCCCCGCCTGGCTGGTGAGCCCGGGCTGCGGCTGCTCGTTCTGGAACTGTCCCTGCGGGTTGCGGGGCTGCTCCGTGGCGCGCTGCTGCTGCGGGCTGGGGGCCGCCGCCGGGGCAGCAGCCGCCGGGGCAGCGGGCGCGAGGCGGGACTTCACCGAGTCCACGATCGCCTGCAGGTTCTCGGTGGGAACGATGAAGCCGATCGGCTTGCCGTCGGCGTTCTTCTTCAGGAGGTGCTTCGCGCTCTCCATGAAGCCGTCCGCCAGCGCCTTGTCGCTCAGGAGCTCGGGGTTCGCCTGGAAGAGGTCGGCCGCCGAGTGGAGCCGCTCCACGTCGTCGCGACGCTCGTCGCTGAGACGCGCGGCGCGGTCGCCGATCTCGCGGTTGAGCTCGTACTTGACGTGCTCCTGCCACTCGGCCGCCTCTTCCGTGTCGCGGAGGAGCATCATGCCGTCTGCGTCGAGCCGGTCCTTGGGCGTCGAGTCGAGCCCCGGGACCTTCGTCCCCTTCAGGACGACGGGCGGCTTCTGGACGGCCTCGATGTAGTTGCCGAACTCGGTTCGGACCGCCTCGATCGCCTCCGTCTCGGTCTGCTTACGGATGGTCTCGTTGATGCCAGCGGAGACGGCACCCCAGTCGACTACCGGAGTGGGGGTTGCGGGCCCAGGAGCTCCAGCAGGTTCCCCGGGCTGCTCACCTCCGGCTTGGGCACCGTCAGCTCCGGGTGCTCCCGGTACTGCCGGCTTACCTGCGTCTCCTGGATTCGGTGCTGGTGCAGCTGCTCCAGCTGCTCCAGCTCCTTCAGCCGGAGCAGCTGGTGATCCGTCTCCAGCTGCAGGAGCAGGAGCCTCTGCGCCGCCCTCTGCCGGAGACGGGTTATCCGTCTCAGGTGCCAGAGCGTCCATGAGTCCCGCAAACGCTGCCTCAGGCGAAGTCGGGAGCTCGACGACCTCAACCTCGGTGTTCCCATCGCTCACAGCTCCTCCAGGTTCGCCTGCAGCCGGGCGCCGATCCGGGCCTGGGCCTCTTCGTCGTAGGAGAAGCCCACGGTCTGGAGGTGCTGCGCCAGACCCATCTCGCCGAGGAAGAAGCTCTTGACCTCGGCGATGACCGCGATGTCGATGTGAGCGTCGGGGCTCGTCACGTCGAAGTCGCGGTACTCCCATCGCTGCATCTCCTCCTGCCAGAGCGTGAGGATCTCGATGTAGAAGTCACGGTTGTACGTGGCGTCGTCCTCGACTCGCTCCAGCGCGTCGGGGGTCTCGGCCCGGTACTTCTCGAGAGCCTCGTCGAAGATCGAGCGGAGCCGGATCACGCGCTGGTGGAACAGCGTGTGGTACGCCTTCACGTCCTGGACGGAGAGCTTCGGCCACGTCGACACGATCTTGTTCGCGAAGCCGGGCGTGATGAACTCCTTCGCGAGGATCTGGTCGGCGGGCTCGAGGTTCGCCTGCCAGATCTCGATGATGGTGTGCGTCACGCCGGACGACTCCGAGTGGAGAGCCTCCAGGTCGGCGATGTCCTGCTCGGTCAGCTGCTCTTCGGTCATCGGGTCATTCCTCCCAGTACGCCGAGGCGTCGTGCCTCGGACTCGATTTCACGGTTCACCGTGCTGATGTCGTAGCCGAGCGCCGTACCGGCGTAGCTGCGCTTGACGCCGGCGGGGACGAGGTCCGCCCCGCCGTAGTAGTTCTCGACCTCGAAGAGATCGTAGACGCGGGTGCCCTGGTACGTGTGGATCCGGAAGGGCAGGTTCGGGTCGCGGTAGATGCCGACCTGGCTCGGCGGCAGGGTGATCTTCACCTGCGCCGCGCGGCGCTCCTCGCCTGGCATCTCGAAGCTCTCGGTGTACTCGCCGTTGCGGACGGACACCGTCTTGCTGCCGGTCTCCGTGTAGTCCAGGACGCGCCGGGCGCGGGGCTTCGGGAACGCGCTCTTGACGATCTCGTCCTGGTACCAGATGATGCCGTTCTCGTCGGTGCGGATCGGCTCGTCTTCGCCCTTGGTGTTGAGGCGCATGCCGGCGTGCTGATCCCGGTCGATGATCGGGCCGCCGGTCGCGGGCTGCTCCTTGTCCGTCTTCGGGACGACGGGCTGACCGGTGCGAGTGGCTTCGAGCGCAGCCGCGAGCCGGGCGTTCTGCTCCAGCAGCGCGGTGATGTCGACGGGGTTGGCCTCGGGCGCCCAGGTCTGAACGATCTCCGGGTCGCCGGTGCGGATCTGGGTCACCATGTCCCGCAGCTCCGCCTCCGTGTAGTCGCGGTAGTGTCGATTGAACTCGACCCCCGCATCCTGCAGCTCGTGGTAGAGCGCAGCCTTCTCTGCTTGGGACACTGATCCTCCGTAGGTAGGCAATTCTTCCTAAACAGGATTATAGCCTACCTGCGGAGGTTTCGCTCAGCGGCGTGCGACGACGATGATCGAGCAGATCGCGATCACGATGAGGCAGATGGTGTTGACGAGCTCCACGCTAGGGCCTTCCTGTATCGATGAATGGCGAGGGGACACCGTTGTCGGTGTTGCTGGCGAGGCCGAGCGAGCTCTGGCCGTACTCGAAGGTCTCGACCGACCCGTACGCGTAGCCGACGTTGACCGTGACCGGCAGGTAGCGGTACTGGAGGAGGTTGATCTGGCCGTAGCTGGTCGCGACGGTATCGTTCTCCGTGACGGAGCGCGCCCAGAAGAACCACTCCTTGAGATCCCGCCCGATCTGGAGAAAGTCCTCGATGTCGAACGGGAGTGGCCGGTCCCCCAGGTCGTTCTCGATCGGCCGGCGATAGGTCTTCTTGACCTCGATCAGCTGGCCGTACGGGTCCATGCCCCGGATCCCGTACTCCAGGGCGCCGCGCCAGTTCCCGAACGTGAGGTTCACCTGCTGCAGCCGGGCCCACGCGTCGTGCGCCCGGTTCGCACCCTGGGTGTTGGTCTCGATCTGCCACGGGATCGCGCGCTGGATCGTCCCGCCGCTCGCCGAGTACTCGTCGGTGAGGCGCTGGTCGTCGAAGACGAAGATGCCCTCGGGGCGACTGATGCTCATGTAGAGCTTGCCGCCGACCTCGAGCTTGGAGAGCGCGATGCCCTGCACGAGCCACCGGCTCCACGAGCCCTGGTCCTTCGCGCCGTCGTAGACCCACACCTCGTTGCCGTTACAGTTCGGCAGGAGCTCCTCGCCGTCCGGGTTGTTCACGAGGTAGTACAGGCGGTTGTCGTGCTGGCTGCTGACGATGTTCTCCTTGGTGCGGAGTGCCAGCCACTTGTTCGCGATGTCGTCGGTCAGGGTCGAGTGGTTGATGTTGTAGTTGCTCGCCGTGCTCTTCATGAGCTCGGTGTCGAGCGGGTGGATCATGGTGTTGTTGAAGACCTCGACGCCGTACGGGCTCACTGTCCCCGGCGTGGCGGTCGTCTCCTCGAACCCCATGATCGCAGTCGACCCGCTCTGCCCGCTGACGGACGCGGGAGCCATGTAGTAGCTCGTCGAGTAGCCGTCGACGCCGGAGCACAGGATCGTGATGGTGTCGACGGACTGCGGGTTCTGCCAGAGCTTCACGGCCACCGGCACCAGCAGGTTTCCGCTGGTGAGCGTCTTGACTCCGCCGCCCTTGCTCGGGGTGAAGTTGGTGAAGTCGCCGGCGAGGTTGCTGCTCCACATGATGCGAGCCAGGTTCTCCCGGTCGTTCACGAGGATGAGGCGGTCGCCCGCGACGAGGCCCTGGCTCGCGGAGCTCGGGTCGCTGTAGTTGACGCGGTTCTCGAGAGTCGGGAGCGGCGCCGTCGCGCTGCCCAGGTCGATCGCCGCCGTGTTCTGGATCCAGCCGTCCACCGCGCGAGTCGAGCTCGAGGTCAGCGTTCGGCTCCCGACGATGATCGCCTCGCTCGGCACGACGTCCTGGTCGCTCCAGGTGAACTGGTAGAGGTTCCACTTCTTCGCGCCCTCGGCGATCGCCTGCGTGAAGACAGCTGCAGGCAGGATCGCGACGAGCTGGTCCATCGCCATCTTCGGGTCGGTGACTGCCGTCGTCGTCTCGTTGCCGCTCGCGTCCGGGACGCGGAACTTCCACTGGCTCCAGCCGCGCTGAGCCTGGATCATCGTGATCTGGCTCGCGGCGCTCTCACCGATCTCGTTCTCGAACGTGTAGAAGTAGCCGTACGTGTAGTCGTTATCGGCAGCCTGGCTGCTGACGAGAGTCCCCAGCGTCGGCGTCTCCGCGGCGGGGATCGTGTTCTTCGTCGCGTTGTTGATCCACGTGGCGTCGGGGTGGACGACGCTCAGCGCGTCCGCCGGCGCCCAGGCCGGCACGGTGATCTGCACGACCTTCTTCGCCGTCTTCCCGACGCCCACGTCGAAGAGGCGGAGGTCCTCGCCGCCGTCGGAGAGCGCGAAGACCTTGTTGTCGATCTGGAGGTACTTCACGAACGTCGTCGCCGAAGAGAAGCTCAGCGTGCCCTCGCCCTGGGGGATCGTGAACCCCGCCTCCGAGAGACTCTTGATGTCGAAGCGCTCGGTCACTGAGTTGTACACGGCCACCTTGAAGCCGACGACTCCCGTGCTCTGCCGGGCCGCGAACAGCAGCGCCTTGCGACCGTCGTTCAGGAAGAAGTGCTCGAAGCCACCGACCATCGTGGACGAGTAGTTGCTGTCCAGCCAGGTGTTTGCTGTCAGGACGGAGCGGATCGCCGGGCGGATGCGCACGGCGCCGCCGCGAGTGATCTGCACGTTCTCCATGATGCGGAGGCTCGTGGGCTCGCTGACGCCCGGCGGGTTGGCGGTGCTCCACCCGGAGAATTCTCTGAGGTACGCCTTGGACAGCGGCCGATCTGGCTGATGCGGATCCTTCTTAGGTCCAACCACGCGTCACCACCGATACTCGGAGTGCGGGTGGCCGTGCCCGCCGCTGGCCGGGCCGTCCAGCCCCTCCAGCGGGAGGACGATGTCGTTCAGGTACGGCAGGTCGGTGTGGCGCGTGTCACGCTCGCTCAGGGCGTACATGATGTTCTTCCACTGGTCTTCCAGCACCATCGCTCGGGGCTGCGTGATCGGGTCCGTCTGGGCGTAGATGTACGCCGCGCGGGCCGTGATCAGGTCGGGGTAGTCGAAGTCGAGCTTCTGCTGACGCTGGTCCTCGGTGATCGGCTGGCCGAGGGCCGGCAGCGCGAACTGGCGCGGCTCGCGCATCACCGGCACCATGACGTGCAGTCCCTGCAGGCTGGCGTTGAGCGGACGAGAGAAGCGGATCGTCTGCCGGGTGACGGCGACTCGCAGCTCCGGCGTCGTAGCGTACTTACTCAGGCTCTCGCGGGGCAGGAAGTACGCCCAGAGCCGCGCCTGGCCGTAGTCGTCACAGAGAGTGACGGCGTCGTCGTTCATCAGGCGCGTGCGGAGCGAGCCGACGAGCTCGAACTCCTGGTCGCCCGTGCGGACGGTGCCGACCTCCTCCCGGTCGGAGTAGTAGCTCCACTCGTTCTCGAGGGCAGTGAGGCGCAGCGCGCGGTTGATCGTCCGCGCGAGGACGATGTACCGGTCGCTCTGCGGCGTGTACTGCAGGTCGAGCCCGGTGAGGATCGCGTTGACCTCCGCGACCGCGTCATCGAGCGAGAGTGCGACGTTGTTGTTGACCATCACCACTTCCTCAGGGTTGCGCCCTCGGCCTTCTTGGGCGGGGCGCCGAGGTTCACCACCGCAGCCTTGTTGCTGGTGGTGAGGGCCTTCTCCTGCTCCTTGCCCTTACCCTCCCACTCGGTCCAGCCAGCCGGGAGGCCCTGGCGGGTGTACGCGCCGGCGGCGGCCTTCGCAGCCTCGTCGGCGGCGTTGCCGTACAGCTTGTTGTACTTCTCGCTGGACTCGCTGTCGACGTTCGTGTTGCTGTTCTCGATGTTCTGGATCTGGGTCCAGGTGTCGGCTGTCTGGTTGTAGTAGTTCTGGAACGCGCTCTCCCGGTCACTCTCCTTCTGGTTGAAGAGGTTGGAGCGACTGGTGGACACGTCGGTGTTCATTCCACTGATGGCCGAGTTGATCGAGCGCACCGTGTCGAAGTAGCTGCGAGCGTTCTCGCTCTGGTTCGCGTCGAAGTTGCGGAACGCCTGCATCTGCGTTCGGAGCAGGTCCGTCTCGCCGGCGCCCTGCAGGGCCGCCTGCTCCAGCAGGTCGCTGCGCTCGCGGACGGCGTTGCGGACGTTGGCCGAGCTCGTGTCGGCCTCGCTCTTGTCGTTGTCGCTCGCGCTGGTGAGGAGGTTCTTCAGGTTGAGGCTGTAGTTCGCGAGCAGCGTCGAGTCAGCGTCGGAGAACGCCCGCTCGATGTTGCCGAGCTTGGCGTCGCGCGCTGCAGCGAACGAGCCGAGCAGCTTGTACTGCCCCTCCGCGAGGTCCCTCGTTGCCTGGTTGGCAGCTCGCGAGCGGCTCTTGCCCTCCGCGTTCGCCCGAGCTGCCGCAGCGTTTGCGGCGTTCTGGGCGATCTGCTCCGGCGTCGGCCCCGACGGCGTCGTTGCCCCCGGCGCCGGGGCGACGAACGGTCGCGACCCGCTGGGGGCGACGGGGGTGTAGACGGCGGTGATCACCGAGTTTGCTCGCTTGGCCTTGGCCGGGGCCTTCGCCCAGTCACCGACTGCTGTGAGCGCCATGTCAGCCTCCGAAGTATCGCTGGCGGAACTCGGCGCTGCTCATGTAGCTCGCGTCGCCGGAGCCGATGCCCGTCGCCGCGTAGTCAGCCTGCTTCAGCCGAGTGTCGAAGTAGTTGTAGATCGTGTTGGTGTCGAGGCCGGGGAACTCGCTGGAGAGTCCCTGCAGCCAGGTGCCGAGCTCGGCGTCGGTGACTGGCTCCGCCAGGTCGTTGCGACCGAGGAAGTCGTAGAGCTGCGAGAGGGCCTGGCTCTCCTCGCTCGCCGGGTTGTACGCCGCCGAGGGGGTCGCTCCCCGCGCGCGGTCGAGGAGGCTCTGCCCGGCCTCGAGCGCCTTCGGGACGGCGGAGAGGGTCGCCTTGCCGTAGTCGTCCATCGCGGCAGCTCGGGTCCCGAGACGGTTGCCGCCACCGATGGTCGCCAGGTCAGCCTCGGTCGCGAGGGCCTGGCCGTTGAGGTAGTTGTCGAGGTCGCCGTACTTGCTCTTGATGCCGAGCTGCTCCAGGACGCTCACCGTCTCCGGGGCCACGACCGAGCCGCCCGCGCCGGGGCCGCTGCCGAAGAGCTTCTTGATGCGACCGTCGTACTCAGCGTCGCTCGTCGTCTCGCCCTTGGCGACGTCTGCCTTCACGGCGCCGCTGATCGCGGTGTTCGCGTCGACGGCCGCGCGCTGCTGCGGGCTGAGTGCGTCGTACTGCTCCCACGAGAGCTCCTTGGGGACATAGACCGAGTTGGCCCGCCCACCCGCGAGCGCCCGGCTGATGGACTGTCGAGCGACGCCCCGCTGCTCCTCGGCGTCGCGCTCCTTCGGGGGTCGCGAGTCGGCGGCTGCCTTGGCGGCGTCCTGCCTGCTGGAGCCGAGCGGGACGACGCGACGAGGGTCCGTCTGCGTGGGCTGCTTCTGCCCGGAGCGGACGTAGCCCGCGTCGCGAGGGGAGCCGGGCGAGCTCACCCGGGCGTTGGGAGCGTCGAAGCCTCCACCGCCCGGGCGAGACCGAGACCCGCCACCTCCTTCGCCGGCAGGAGGCTGACCGGTGCTCGTCCCCGCAGCTCGTTGTGCCGCGCGGCGGGCCTCGTAGTCCCGCTGCCACTTGTTGAGTGCCACGGTTGCCTCCTGATCTACAGTCTAATTCTAGCGTGCCGCGTCAGAACTTCGCGCGGTTGGGAGTGGCGTACACTCCGCCGAAGAGTGTGCCGGCCGCCACGAGCGTGCCCGTGCCGATCACCGTCCACTCGACGGGAGTGATCACGTTGTCGCCGGTCAGGGCGACGGTCAGGCCGCTGAGGAACGCGACACCGATACCGATCGCACCGGCGACCCACGCCTTGGCGGCGGTGGTCTTGGTGTTGTCGACGATCTCGGCGACCTCGCTGCGAGTGAGGGGGATGTTGGTCATGATGTCTTCCTTTCGATGGGTCCGGTGGATGTCTTGGCGGGGTAGTCGACGAGGTGGGCGAGCCCGAGTTTCTTCAGGAGAGGTGTCGGGAGCGGCGGAATGGGTCCCAGTCTACCGCGAATGTCCCACAGCCACAGCTGCGTGAAGAACGCGCGGAGAGCCTCGTGGGTCTCATCCTGCTCCTTCTTGAGCTTCTCGAGCTCGTCTCGAATCGGCTTCACAGCCTTCTCGATCTGCTCCGCGATGTACTTCGCGAGCTCGTTCGCGTCCTCGAATCTCTCCGAGAGCGCCACCTGGCGCTGGGCCTCCGCCTCGACATTGTCCTTCTTGCGCGATCGGAGCCACACCCACAGTCCGCCTCCAGCGGCGGTGGCGAGTCCGATGAGCGCGACGATGACACCCTCACTCATTTCTCAGCTGGTTCACTCTCTCTTGGACCTTCCGCTTGAAGTCCCGCCGGAGCAGGATATCGATGCGGGAGAGCGCTAGTGGTAGTCCAAAAGCCAGCATAGAGACAACGAACCAGTTCGGGGCTTCTCGAGAGGCGAGCTGCTCGGGCGAGGGAAACAGGAGGATGGAGCACATGTAGCTGACGATGAGCCCGATGAGGGCGGTCTTGGCGGCGATCTCCAGCTTCCACAACTGCTCGAAGCTGACGCTGACGAGGCATGCGGCTGCGATGAAGATCAGGAGGAGACCTAGAACGTCGGTGACATCACCGAAGATCCGGTCGAGGATCCGCGACCCAAACGCGATCGCGGTGATGCCCGCAGACATGGCGATGAGGTCATACACCGGCAGCCAGAACCGCTCGAGTACTCGGTACTCCGACTGGACATCCTTCAGGGAGGAAGGATGCCACACGCTCGCGCGATACAGCTGCCGGTGCAGACGCACGTCAGACCCCGGCTTGCTTGTGGAACGCGAGCCAGTTCTTGTTCTCGGCAGTGGCCCACGACTGGCGCGACCCGGGGCCGAAGTCGTGGTCGATCGCGCCCTGGTAGTTCCACTTCGCCCGGAGCCACCGCTGCGCGGCGTCCCAGGTCTGGTTGCCGGCGATGCCGTCTTCGGCCCCCGCGCCGTAGCCGTTGCGGTTGAGGAAGCGCTGGAACGCCGTGATGGTGCCCGTGCCGGGGATGTTGTCGATCGCGCCGGTGTAGCCGTAGTTCACCTTCAGCATCGCCTGGATGCCGTACCAGCGCAGGCTCTTCGCGATGGTGCTGACGGCCGCAGGCTGCGGGTTGTCGGCGGGCTTGGCGACGCCTCGGAACATGTAGTGGACGGGGTCCTTCGGCCCGTACCACACGAAGCCGAACTCCTGCAGCTTGGCTCGGTCACTCGTGTAGTTGTACACGTCGGCAGCGGTTCCCTGGACGTGCTCGCTGCTCTCCGCCGGATTCGCGGGAGGGTACAGGTAGGGCGGGCGGTTGTACGTGCCGCCCATGTTCCAGCGGTCGATGAGCCGCTGCTGCTCGGCCTTCGGGACGCCCGCGCGGTTGATGCGGATGGGACCGTACTTGTCCTCCAGCGCGTTCATGGCGTCGGCTGCGTCGTCACGCATCCACATGCCGGGGTGGTACTTGAGATCCTTCATGGTGTTCTCCCTTGTTAGACGCTGCCGAAGTCTCGGAGCGCGTACTTGTTGAGCCGTCGCACGACTCGGGCGAGGGTCTTGATCGAGGATGCGGGGCTGCTGTTGATGGTCGAGTTGGTTGCGTCGATCACCGCCTGGACGTCGAGGAGGTCCTGCCGGAGAGACGTCTCGATGTTGCTCTGGTTGGACCGACTCGCAGCAGCTGCGGACTCCTCCGGCGTCTTGTTCCGCAGTGTCCACGTCGTGATGACCGTCTTCGTCGGCTCGTCGAAGGTGTACACAGCGTCAGGCGTCTGGGTCGCCGTGTCCGCCGGGCGAGGCTGCTCAGTGACGAGATACCAGCCTCGAGCGTTCAGGATCTCGGGGTCCATCGGGCGAAGGTCCCACCACCGGTCGTCCGCAAACACCAGCGACGGCGGCGGGCCGAAGCCGTCGACCACTGAGTTCGTAACGTGTGCCCACATGTCGGCTCCTAGATGATTACAATGCTGGCGAGGGAGATGGGCTGCGAGGAGTTTCCGTGCGAGACGGAGACGACTAGTGCAGAGTTCGCGGTGCCGGGGTCACGCAGCGCGGCGGTGAATCCCGTCAGACCACCCTCCGAGGCGAGCTCGTAATTCTTCGTGGCGTTGCTCCAAGTGTACGACACGCTGTTGCCGGTCGTGGAGGCGGCGAGGACTGCCTGGTTCGCACCGACATTCGTCGTGACGCTGCTGGAGGTTCCACTCGTAGCGAGCGCCGACTGTGGGTCTGCCGCCCCGGTGTAGTTGAGAACATTGTAGATGCCGAGACACGCGCGAGCTTGGTCGGCGGTCAGATTGACGGTGAACGTGTAGCTGCCCGTCGGCTTCGCATCGAGCATGTAGATGGCGACGAGGCTCGAGTTCCCCCCACCGGCTGTCACGAGTGAGGTGACAGGGTCGCCGTCCCACGTCGCCCCCGTGATGTTGTACGACAGTCCCGCGCTGAGGCCCTCTGACTGGAACACGACTGCCCGCCGCTCCCCCGCGGTCGTGGTTACCGTGAAGCTGTAGCTGCCGAGATTGTTGACGTCCTCCAGCACGGTGGAGTAGACGATGCTCAGCGCCCCGCCCCCACTGCTGTTCTGCTTCCCCGAAGCCATGATGCCGCTACGCAAGGTCGCCTGCCAGGGTCCAGGTGTTTGCAGCCACTTTGATGGCAGTCACGACAGACTTGTTCGCCCGCGTGACCAGGCTGGGAGTACCGTCCACCGTCGCACCGGTTCCGTTTACGAAGGTCGCCATGCCTGCGCCCCGGACCTGAAAGTCGATCGAGCCGCCGACGGGGATTGCGACATCGGAGTCTTGGGGCATGGTCACGGTGATCGGGGAGGCGTTCGTCAGAGTCACGAATTTTCCCTCGTCCGTCAGGACGGGAGTGTACGTCGTCCCCGTCTGCGCGTTCACACCGACGTAACGGTTGGCGGGCCCCCACTTGACGCCTGTCGCCTGGGTGGAGTCTGCGGTGAGCACCTGGCCGTCGGTCCCGACTGCAACGGCTGTCTCCGTGGATGCAGCCGTCCCGACGAGGATCGAACCCTTCGCCGAGTAGTCCGCAAAGCGGACGTAGCGGGAGTCGGCGGTGGTGAGGTTGACCGCGTGTGCAGCGAGAGTGGCATTGCCCACCGAGAGATTCGCGTTGCCGTCTCGCCGGGGGAGAGAGGCGGCAGTGGCGCTCGAGGTGGTCGCCTCCCACTTGACTCCGCCGGACTGCGACGAGTCGGCGACGAGAACGTTCGTGTTGGATCCGACAGTCGTGAGTGCGATCGAGTTCGCCCCGGCGCCCGTCACGAGCTGCCCCTTGGCGCCGTACGTCGAGAGGCCCATCGTCTCGGAGGTCTTCGTCACCCAGGTATCCGTCGCCGTCTTCACGAGGCGGGCGGACGCGTTCAGTGGCAGGATCTGGATGTTCCCGAGCAGCGTGACGCCGGCGCCGGGAGTCAGAGTGACGGGGCCCGTTCCGATGTTGGCAACTTCGACCTCCGTCCCGGTGCTGAACGCGACGGAGGAGTTCGGCGGGACCGTCAGTGTCGAGGCCGCCGCGTTACTCATCGTGACGAGCTTGCCGCGATCCGCGAGGACCAGGGTGTACGCGGTGCCGGTCTGCGCGTTGATGCCCAGCAGGAGGCCGCGCGTCGTCTGCACCATCGCGGTCGTCGCGAGCTGGGTCGTGTTGGTCGACGAGGATGCGGTCGGCGCGACGGGGGTGCCAGTGAGCGAGGGGCTCGCGAGGGGCGCGTAGCCCTGGCCCTTCACGAACGCGGTCGTCGCGACGTTGGTGCTGTTGTCCGTCACCGTCATAGTCGGGGCGATGACGGTGCCGGTGAACGTCGGGCTCGCGAGCGGCGCGTAGCCCTGTCCCATCACGAACGCGGTCGTCGCGAGCTGGGTCGTGTTGGTGTTGACCGCCGCCGTGGGCGCGGTCGGAACGCCGGTGAACGCGGGCGAGTCGAGGGGTGCTCCGCCGCCTCCAGAGCCGTAGCCCTGGCCCTTGACCCACGCCGTCGTCGCGAGCGTGGTGGAGTTGTCAGCGAGCGAGGCAGTCGGGGCCGTCGGAGTGCCGGTGAGCGCGGGGCTCGCGAGCGGTGCGTACCCTTGCGCCTTCACGAAGGCGGTCGTCGCGATCTGAGTCGTGTTGGTCGCCGCCGCTGCAGTCGGGGCGGTGGGCGTGCCAGTGAACGCGGGGCTCGCGAGCGAAGCCTTGAGTGTCAGCCCCGGGACGGTCGGAGAGGCCGCCGTCCCACCGAGATCTCCGGAGAGCTGCACGACACCCTTGCTGCTGACGGTGGCGTCGGCGACAGCTCCCGACGCCGCTGCCCACTTCAGCCCCGTGGGTGACGCGGCGTCGGCAGTGAGGACCTGGCCGTCCGTGCCGCTGGAGAGCGTGGAGTACGCCGCCGCGCCGGTGCCCGCGAGGAGCACGCCCTTCGCGGTGTAGTTGACGCGCTTGACGAAGTCGGCGGCGAGCCGCGTCTCGACCCGGGGCGGGAAGAGCTCGTCGTCATCTACGCCCAGTCGCTTGAATGGTCCGGCCATCACGCCTCCTCCAGTCGATTATACCCGGTCATGCCACGCCTATCTTGATCGTGCCGCCGTCGTTCGTGTAGGGCGTGCAGCGCTTGATCGTGCCGCCGTCGTTCATGTAGACCTCGTTGAACTTCACGGTGCCGCCGTAGTTCACGTAGAGGCCGTCCGTCGGGGCGCCCGCCGTGATGATCAGGATGATGTTGCTGTACCCGCCGGGGCCGTTGTTGCTGCCGGGCCAGATCTGCGCGTAGTGTGTCGTGCTCGGGAGGAGGCCCGTCAGATCCTTGAAGGTCGCCGTGGAGGGCAGGGAGAAGGTCTGCAGCCCTGTCGAGAAGGACAGGTCTCGCGCGACTCGCAGCTGGTAGCTCGAGATCGTCGCGCCATTCAGTACGGTCGGGGCCGTCCAGTATACTTGCGAGGTCGTGTCGGTCGTCGCCGTGCTGCCGAACGTCGCGACCTGTCCCGGCACGTTGGTGAGCAGCGGGACCGTGACCCACGCGCCCCAGTCACTCCAGCCTCCACCGACCACGTCGTTCTTGACCGCCATGCGGTAGTACCAGGTGCCGGCGGAGAGGTTGTTCACGAAGACGGGGGCGTACCGGTTGTTCTGGATCATCGTCGCGCCGGTGGGGCTGGCGGTCGTGTTGACCTCGATCTTGACGTTGGTGAGTGCGCCGCCGCCGTTGTCCGCGACAGAGGGGAGTGTCGTGTAGAAGCTCGAGCTCGTGATGTCGGTGGCCGAGTAGCCGGTCGGCGCGCTGGGAACGCTCGTCGCGGCCGTCATGATCGGCGTCCACGAAGTCCAGTCGCTCGTGCCCTCCGAGTCCTGCACTCGCACCGAGGCGTAGTACTGCGTGTTCCTCTGCGCGCCGGTGACGTTCACGCTCGTCGCGGCGCTGCCGACCCAGCTATACCACGGCGACCCCGACGGGTCGTGCGCGGGGGTTCGACAGACGTGCAGCTCGTAGTTGGAGACTCCCACCCACGAGCCTGCAGTCGGCCAGCTCACGGTGAAGCTGTTGGCGGTGATGCTCGACGCGGTGGGCGGCCCGTACATCGACGGCGGCCGGTAGTAGTCGGTCCCGTAGTAGCCCCCGGAACCGCTCGTCGACGTCCAGCTCGTGCCGGGGATGCCTCCGCTGACACTGATGGTGCCGCTCATCGTTCCGTTGGCGGCGTGGGTGTGCCAGATCTGGCGGCTCATGATCAGCACCCAGCTGGTGCCGACGCTCTTCGTGCTGTTCTCTGTGAACGGGTTCCCGCTGATGTTCATGCCCCACGAGCCGCTGCCGTACGTGGTGGCACTGTTGCGACGAGCCCAGAGCTCTGCCGTCACGAGCGAGCGGTTGTTTGCCGCGTCGTCGCCCGTGCTCCACCGGACCTCGGTGTTGAGGCCGGCAGAGTTGTTGGAGACTCCGAAAGTACCGCTAGGCATGCTTCAGCCAGACCTCGCCGGGGGCGATGTCGGCTGTCGTCGGTACCGTGGTGCCGTGCTTCCAGCCGTTCAGGTCGCTGACCTTGGGAACGCGGTTCTTGTCGAGGGTCCCGCTGATGACCTTGGCTGCGTCGATGCCAGCTGCGGGCAGGAAGTCGGTGGTGTTCGCGAGAGACGCGGAGCCGAACGCGGGCTTGCCGGTGACCTCCGTCCACGCCACGGTGAAGTCCTCGCCGGCGAGCGAGGTCAGCAGCGTGCGCTCCGCCGGGGTCATGGCGAGGCGGGTCGGCGAGTCGGGGATGTCGTCGAGGTCGGTGGGTGCGACCACGACCTCCCAGCCCCAGCCGCCGGCGCCGTTCGCGCGGGGCACTGCACCCGCCGCTGCGCCGACCCCGGAGAGCAGGCCGAACTGCCCGGTGGGGGCGATGAAGAAGCCCGGGTCAGCGGGATCCTCCACGTCGGAGTAGCCGCCCCACGTCTCCGTCGGCGATGCCCAGCTGAACGAGCCCTCGCTGACGCCGTTGCTCGTGAGGACGTGGTTGGGTGCGGCGGGCTGCGGCACGAGACGATTCAGCGGCCGGTTGAGGATCGCGCCCGGGGCCGCCGGGTCGGCGATGTTCCAGTCGGGCTGGCTGTAGTGGTCGAGCTTCTCCTTGTCGGAGAGCGAGAAGTTTGCCATGCCGGGTGCGAGGGCGGGGCCCGCCTCCACGTTGATGACGGTGGAGCCGCCGAGCTGGACGGTGAGCGCCGTGGCGATGCCGTCGTTGTCGTAATCGCCGGTGAGGTCGTAGTCCGGGTTGTCCACGATCTGGATCACGCCGGAGACGAGGAGGCCCTGGTAGGCGTCGCTCCCGGTCAGGGAGATGACGAAGGGGTACTCACCCTCTTCCTCGTCGAGGTCAGACGCCTGCAGCGCGAAGCGAGCGAACCCGATCTCGGGCTCGAGCTCGGCGACGCTGTTCAGGAGGATGTTCGAGGTCGTGTCGAACGGGGGGAGCTTGCTGACGATCTCCACCGTCGCGCCCGTCAGGTCGATCGTGACACCGTTGCGGTCGGTGACGAAGACGCCGAAGGCGAAGCTCTTCGCTCGCGCGAGCTTGAGCACCGTCTTCTGTCGGGGGATGTTCTCGAGCTGGGGCACCGCCACTCCTCTCTAACTTGGAGCGGCGGCCGCAGTGGCCGGGAGATCCACTGCGGCCGCCATTGTTCCGTCGGGTCAGGCGGGCGGACCCTGGGGCGGCTGCCCACCCTCCGCAGGCGGACCCTGGTCGGGAGCGGCGCCCCCGGCGGCCTGCGTGACAGCGTCCTTCGCCACGCCGGCCAGCTCGATGATCTGATCGAAGATCTGGATCAGTTCGTCCATGTCCGCCCCCGATCAGTTCTTGCGCTTCAGGACAGCGGTGCCGTCCGTCAGGTTGTCGCCGATCGAGATGCCCGTGGTCGACGGCTGCGCGGCAGCCGACGTACCGGCGGTCGACACGACGTAGGTCTGCCCGTTCGTGAACGTGAGGACCTGGCCGACCGTGTAGGCGGTGGAGTTGGCGCGGTTGATGACCAGCGGCGTCGGGTCGTCGGACACGAGCAGCGGGTTGCGGTGAGCCTGGTCGCCGGTCTCCTGGATAGCGAGACCCGCGTTGAGGTTCTTCGTGTCGGAGTACTGACGCTCCTGGTTGTACCACTCGGGCTTGGAGAGCACCGTGTCGGGACCGGAGAGCGGGTACGTCGAACCCTGGACGATGTTCGTCTGGGCGCGGGCCGCTGCGACCTTGGCTGCGACGTTCGTGAACGAGGTGTTCACGACGGTCAGCTTGTCGATCGTGGTCGGGAGGAAGAGCGGGACGATGCCCTCCGACAGCTGGTCGATGGCCCAGACGTCGTAGGAGAAGTCCTGCACGTACTCCGTGCCCTTGAACCGCGTGCCACCATCCTGCTGACGACGCTCCGAGAAGTACTCGTAGGTCTGGATGGCGCCCTTGTACGCCGCGAGAGCGACGACCTGGCGGAGCGTGCGCCCGCCGGTGGCGGTGGATGCGACCGGGTCGACCACGAGGTTGGTGTCCGTGAACACCTTCGGGAAGAACTCGGGGTGCATCTTGACGAGCTTCCACGAGCCCTTGAGGGTGCCGAGGTAGCCCGCCGCGTTCGCGCCGGAGATGTCGCCGTCGCGGAGCAGCTTGAACGCGCTCTCCGTGCCGGCACCCTTGTCGATGAGCGCGTTGATGAAGACGAGCTCGAGGGCCGACGGGATGAGCAGGAAGCGCTCGCTGTTGCCGAAGTTGCTGTCGAACCAGTTGTCCGAGAACGTCAGCGTCAGGGCGTCCAGCGTGCCCAGCGGGTTCGCGTCGTCGAGGTACATGCCCTTGACGTTCGCGAACGACGGCTGGATCTCGTTGTCGTACGTCTCGCCGGGCTCCGCGATCCACTTGTAGTCCGCCGCGTTGCCGGTGTTGGCGATGCGGTGAACGTCGGGGGTCTGCGGGCCGGGCGTGTCGACGCCGGAGACGCGGGGAACGAGCTTGCCCGTCATGTGACCCGAGATCGCTGCCAGGAGGCAGTACTTGTCGTGGTCGCGGAGCACGGTGGTCTGCATCTTGCGACCGGTGTACTCCTGCACGATGTTCTTGATCGGGTTCGTGCGGAGCTGCTCGTCGAAGACCGTGAAGCCGAACGAGCGGTGGCGCGACATGGAGTACTCGCGCCAGAAGATCGGGGGGATGCCGTTCTTCCACTCCGAGGTGAACTCGGAACCGGAGTAGTGGTCGGTGCCGATGCGGCCGAGCTCGGCATCGACGATGAAGTCGTCGACACGAATGTCGGGCACCTTGACCGAACGAGCGTTCGGGTTGGGCTTGATCTCGTTGCCGGTGAACATACCGGCGATGGGGGACGAGATTCGGAGATACGTTGCCAGGGCAACCTGGTAGTCGGAGAGGCCATCCCTCTGGACCGGTGCAACCATCCTGCATCCCTCCTTTCAGGGACTCTTTCGCCGGACCTCCCGGCTGCTTCCATTCTGCCCGCTACTACGCGGGTACAGCAGTTGCAGGTGCTACACCCGCAGTTGCAGGGGCAGATTGTACAGATTGCCCCCCTGACTGCCGCGCCAGGAGCTCCGCGACCGCCTCGGTGAGCACGGAGAGCTGCTTCGACTGGGACTCGATCGCGGCCACGAACGCCTGCTTCTCGTTCTCCACGTCCTCGTCGGGCTGGTTGATGTTGGCCTCGATCGCCGCCTGCTCCGCCTTCTGCGCGCGGAACTGCTCGGTCTCCCCCTGCACGAGCAGCTCCTTGAGCTCCTTCGAGTGGGTCGCGCCGGTGAGCTCGATCTCCTTCTCGACGATGTAGAGCATCGCGGCCGTCGCGTGCGCGAGCGCCTGCTGGTTGCCGGATGCCGCGAGCGCCGGCATGGCCTGGCTGAGGGGGACGAACAGCTGGTTCAGGATCCGCAGCTGCTTCTCGTCTTCCATCTCGACGAGGGACCCGGGGATCGCGCGGACGAAGTACTCCGTCGCGAGGTCCGAGAAGTCCATCACGAGCGTGCCCTCCTCCTTGGCAGGCTTCTCTCCCTCGGCGGGGGTCGCGACGAACAGCTCCGGGTCGAGCCCCGCCTTGAGCAGCTGCACTCGCGCGTCCGCCGTCGGCACGATGCTCTTGACGCTCTTGAGCTCCTGGAAGAAGATCGTCAGGGCGTACCCCGCGTATCGGCTGGCGAAGGACTCGATCGCCTTCTGGTAGTTGTTGGTCGTGATGTCGACCATCGCCTGCTGCGCCTCGACGCCCTGCGGTGTCTGGCTCATCGCCCCGCCGGTGCCCTGCATCGCCATCTGCTGGTCTGCGGCGCCGATGAGCTGCACCATGTTGCCCTGGTTGGCTGTGGCGATCTGGTTGTACTGCAGCAGCGTCTGGCTGTTCTGCTCGAACGTCTCGAACTTTGCGTTCGGGTTGCCGACCTGGATGAACTTGCCGGGGCCCAGGTTGGGGGTGCCGTTCAGGCCGGTGCCGAGGCCGATGATCATCGGGTTGATGTTGCGGTACCACATCTTCATGGCACCGTTGAGCAGCAGATCCTGGAACTCCTGGCGGCCAAGCAGGAGCTCGACCTGGCTCTTGCCGAGGGGCTGCGACAGGTCCTTCTCCAGCACGAGGAAGAAGACCGGGTGCTCCTTCAGCGGGTGCTTGTTGGGCTCGATGCGGAGCAGCATCTTCGACCGGGTCTCGAACGTGAGGAACGGCTCGCCCGTGTTCGAGTACCACGTCACGATCTCGTAGCCGTCGGGGATCTGGCCGCGCTTCTTCGACTCGTGATCCACGCTCTGCATCTCGCGCGGCGGGGGCGGGGTCTTCAGCATCGCCTTCAGGGCGGCATCGTCCCAGCCCGCCAGGCCGATCTTGCTCTTGGCCTGGCCCTTGGTGAGGTAGCGGCGGACGAACACGTCGGTCGCCTGCCGGATGTCGCGCGCGCCGGGCTCGGGGAAGACGTCGCGGTAGTGGATGTTGTCGTACTTGATGTACCACCCGTTCTTCGCGTCCTGCGCGAGCACAGGGATCACGCAGTCGAACCCGAGAGTCAGGGCCGACTTCGCCGAGGCGAAGAGGCTCTGCTGCAGGTCGTTCGAGTACTGGTCGTCGCCGCAGATCTTGCTGCGGAGGATCCAGCGGCTGAAGATGCCGTAGACGTCGTCGTCGTCGAACTTGCTGATGACCTCGAAGTTCGGAGTGTGCTGCACGAGGTTGCGCGCCATGCGGCGGATCATGCCGGCGGTCTCGCCGGAGCTGATGTTGGGCAGGTCGGGCTTCTCGCTGATGACCTCCGCCGCCGCGATCTTCTCGAGCTTCCAGTAGTTCGCGACTCGAGCGTCCATCTCGGTCTTGTACTTCAGGTACTTGAGGTTGAGCTCCTGCGCGCAGTCACTGATCGCGTGGAACTCGAGCACACCGTCCCGCCCCTCGGAGCGGTTGGTGTACCACTGTTCGACCTTAGTGATCGGCTCTGCTACTGCCACTGGTTCAGCCTTCCGCGTTCGCTGGAGAAACGCTCTCTCCTAATTGTAGAGCGTCGAATGATGGGGTTACTGGTATTGACGAAGGGGATTCCGCGGTTGTACGTCACGTCGCCGCGCTCCGGCCCGTTCAGGCGGTAGCTCCAGCCGCCGCCTCCACCGCCGCCGCCGCCGTAGCCGCCGGAGCGGCTGTAGCGGGAGCGACCGTAGACGCCGTCGGCGTAGTTGGTCCAGCTCGGGTGGTTGACTGCATCCAGGACTTCCTGGAAGTTCTTGTCGATCAGCTCCTGCAGGTCACTCATCGTCGGGTTCGCGACCGACGAGTGCTCGCGCTCGAGGTTCCGCATGCCGGTGTTGACGTTGGCGAGGGAGTCCGTCGAGTTGAGACGCGAATCCTGGTCGAGTCCGCCGCCGAGCTGGCCGGAGTTGTAGGTCTGGAGCGGGGCCTGGCCGAAGAAGTTCTCCAGCGAGCTCCGCGCGATGCCAGTCGCCCACGGCATCCCGTCCGGGCCGGTGACGTAGGTCGTGTTCAGCTGCTTGTACGTGGTCGTCGGGTTGTAGCTGATGTAGTCGCTGTTGAAGATCACGTCGTTCAGCGGCGTGGCGTACGGGTTCGTCTCGCTGCCGTAGAACGTCTGGCGCACCTGCTCGTCCGCGACGTCCTTGCTGAGCCCGAGGTCCAGGTACTCCTGGGTCAGCTTCGCGGTGAGCTCGTTCGCGATCTTCTGGCGGTCCTCGTACGACAGGTACAGACCCTCCATCGCCGGGTCTCCGGGGCGCAGCGTCCCCATCTGGAGGCCCTTGATGACGGCCATGCCGCCCTCAGTCGTGAGGACCTCGCGCTGCTGCTTCGGGTCCCACATGCTCATGATGACGCTGATGGCTTCGTTCTCGGTGAGCTCGGTCCCGTCGACCTTGCGCGTCTTCACGGCCATGTTGTACCGGATGTACTCGCTGTCTGCGAGTCCGGTGAAGAGGCTGGTGAACAGCGCGAGGCTCGCGCGGTTCTCCGTGAGCGTCTTGATCCGGGCCTCGGTCGGACTGGCCTGGAGGGATCCGACCGCAGGCTCGCCGGCGTCGTTCACAAACTGCTGCAGCGCGTCGGTCTTCATCGGCTGCCCGTTGTCGTCGCGCTGGATCTCGCCCGTGTCGTTGAGGTCGGCAAGGGTGTACGGGTCGCGGTCGTACTGGTCGGCCGCCGTGTAGATGCTGTTGACGAACGAGTTCTCCAGCAGCATGCGCTCCAGCGCCATCACGCCGTTGATCATGAAGCCGAAGCTGTTCACGAGGTCGACCGGGTTGCCCCGGCTCTCCGCGTCGCGCGCAGCGTTCTCGAGCTCGGTCGCGATTCGCGCGGCCTCGTCGAAGCCCGTCTCGTTGATCAGCGGCATGCTGCCGAGGGCGTCCTCGAAGCCCCAGAGGACGTGGGCGAAGTTGCCGGTCGTCAGGTAGTTGTCGATGCCCATCATCGGCGAGATGAACTGCTTGAGCGTCCAGTGCAGCTGCACCATGCTCACCGGCTCGCCGTCCTGGTCGACGCCGACCTTGTACATCTGCTTCAGCTGCTCCGCGAACGGGAACCAGTCCGGCAGGTTGTCGAGGTACAGCGCGTCGGCGTTGCGCCAGTCGTTGACGATCTCGCGCGGGTCGTACACCCAGCCGGCGCCCTCCGCCTGAGCTGCACGGCGGCGACGCTTGTCCTCATCGTCCTCGCCGTTCAGCCCGAGGCTGCCGGTCAGCAGGCCGAGACCCATCAGGGCCGTGTGGGTCAGGCCGCTCTGGATGACGGCGTCGGCGAGGTTGACGTTCTCCATCGTCTCCGCCACGAAGTCGATGTCGTGGATGGCGGCGTTGTAGTCCTTCGACTCGCCCTTCAGCCAGGCGCGGGCGTGGCCGAGGCCCTTCTTGATGGACGGGCTGTTCAGCGCGACGGCGGAGACGGCGTTGAGGGCCTGCAGGCCGAGCATGTTCGTCGCCGCGTTGCTCGCGTAGTTGAAGAACAGGAACGGCAGCTTGAGCCCGAGCGTCGCGGGGATGTTCACGATGACGCGGGGGTTGTGCGTCAGCGGGTCGATGAAGTTCTTCATCAGGAGCAGGCTCAGGACGGTGGGCTTCAGGCTCCGAAGGTTCGCGATGCGGTTGATCGCGTACTGGTGGAGCTCGCGGTAGTTCTTCTTGACGAACTGCGGGTCCGTCTGCAGCCCGTTCAGCAGCTGCTCCGGCGTGAGCGTCATGCGGCTGCCCATGCTCATGGCGTTGCTCATGACGCTCATTCGGTACCGCTTCGCCATCATGGACTGCTTCATGCCGTACGACGGGTCCTGCCAGCGGCCAGCGATCCCCGCGAGCTTCGCCGAGGTCCGCTCGGCCCAGCCCGCGTTGTGCAGCTTCGCGTGGACCAGGATGTCCTGGTTGATCATGCCCATGAAGCCCTGGTTCTCGCCGAGAGCCCGGTCGACGGCTGCCGCGCGCTGCTGCAGGTCCTTGCCGCCGACGAAGGCGTCGCCGGTGAGCGTGTCCTTCACGACCTCCAGGAAGTTCTTGATGCCGCTCTCGACCGGGGCCGTGACGTACAGCCACGGGTTGAACATGCCGTTCGCGGCGCGCATGTTGGTGAGGATCCGCATCAGGGCGTTGCTGCTGGTGCCCTGCGTGACGAACCGCCAGCCGCCGGAGCGGAGCTGCTCCATCGTCAGCGGCACGGGCTCGGGGATCGAGTTCTTCTTGCGGTACGCCGCGAAGCGCTTCTGCGCCGCGTCGAGACCCGAGCTGGGCGGGTAGTCGCCCTGCCACACGCCGCCGGAGAGCCGGCCACCGAAGATGCTGGAGATGGTGGCGCCGGCGTTCCCGATGTTGGCCGTCTGGAGCTGGGCCGAGCGGACGGGATCCATGCTCACCGGGAGGTTGGCGAACAGGTCGCCCATCTCGCGGAAGGTGTTCATGTATCCGTCTGCGGCCGTCTGGAACAGCGGCTCCGGGGGATTGCGGTTCGGGTTCAGCGCCACTAGGACGAAGTCCTCGAGGCTCTGTGCGACCGTGCCGTCGGCGCCGCGCAGCTGCCACTTGTTGCCGGGCTTGTGCGCCCGGGCGAGGAGCAGCACGTCGCTCAGCCCCATCATGCTCTGGCTCGCGCGGTCGACCGGGTAGCGGCCCTCGCTCAGCATGGGACGGATCCCGAGCTCGACTGCGTCCTTGAAGTCACGGAACGAGAACGAGCCGATGGTCGGGTCCTGGCCGGGCGCGGCTGCGGGGCGGCCGAGCCACGCGCGGACCCACGCGTCGACGCGGGAGGCGCTGGCCTCCGTGAGTCCCATGTCGAGCACGATGCCGTTGCGGAGTGTGGCGGCCTCCGCCTTCTCGGCGGTCGTCCACTCGCTCTCGTCTGCGGGCTGCTCGAACTGGATGCGGGCGTCGCGGTTGACCTCGAGAGCCACTCGCTCCGCCGGCAGCAGTTGCCGCGTCAGGGAGTAGGTCGGGACCTGGCGGAGCCGCTCGTTGTTCATCACGGCGAGCACGTCCCGAGCCGACTGGACCTTGGTGACGTTGGAGCGGGTGACGAACGCCTCCGTCTTCCGCAGGTCCTTCGCCCGGTACAGGTGCGCGCCGAGCGTCTCCTCGACCATCAGGGTCTGCTGGCGAGACGACGCCTCGGTGCGGTTGCGATCGCGAGACTGTGCCTTGAGCTCCGGGGTGTGCCCGGAGGTGTGGAGCTCGGCGAACTGCAGGTAGCCCTCGTGCGTCATCGACGCGTCCTTGTTCGTGACGAGGAACGTCCAGTCCTCCTTGAGCTGGTAGCCCGAGCCGTCCTCGAGCCCCGGCTTGTTGTTCAGCCGAAGGTTGAGCTCGTTGAAGATGTAGCCGCGCAGCGGGCTGCCGAGCGGCGCCTTGTCGAAGGTCGCCGTGAACAGCTCCGGCAGGCGCACCGAGACGGGGTTGTTGCCGACGCGGGGGGCGTCGAAGCCCGGGGCGCCCATCACGTCACTCGGGCGTGCCTGCTTGTACTGCAGGTACACGAGGGCCGCGAGCGTCACCTGGTCGGCCGGCGTTCGCTGCGCCACCGGCTTCGTCAGGACGGCGGTGTTGAACGTGCCGAGGCTGCCGGAGAGGCGGCTCATCGCGGCGGTGAACGCGTCGTCGGGGTTGAACAGGCTGTTGCGCAGGCTCTCGACGGCGGCCACGTCGAGCTCAGCCTGGCGGGCGAGCTCCTTGAACAGGTCTTGGATGTCCTGTCGAATCCGCTGCTGCTCCGCCGGCTTCAGGGCATCCCAGTCGGGGCGCGAGATCCCCAGCAGCGACTCCGCGTAGGCGGGGACGAAGTCCATCCCGAGGAAGGCGAACGCCTCGCGGGCGCTCACGATGAGCCCGTCGTAGTTCTCCTTGCTCGTGGTGTCCGCCCAGTGGGTCGCGAAGTTCAGGTCGAAGTTCCGGAGTGGCCCGAATGCGGGCACCTCGAGCCCCGCCTCCTCGAAGCCACCGCTGATGACGAGCTTCGCGCCGTTGCGCTGCAGGACCTCCTTGTTGCCGAGCTCGCTGATCGCGATGCTCTGGCGAACCGACAGGCCGTACCCGTTCTCCGGCACCCACGCGCGGATCTTGCCCGAGTACGCCGTCGCATTCTCCTGGGTCCGGGTGCCGTAGATCGCGACGTTGGAGGCGGCCCCGCCCTCGTTCGCCGGGGTGGCGAGCTGGGCCGAGAGCTCCGTCAGGTCACGGATCGGCTCGTGGCCGTGGCGGACGAGGATCAGGCGGTTGCCCGGCCCGACGAGCACGATGATGTCGCCGGTGCCGAAGTCGCTGCCGACGGCGGGGAGGCCGGTTCCCACGTCGTAGCTCGACGCGGCCCGACGGAGGGCTGCAGTGAGCTCGGCGCGAGCGTCGGCATCCTTGCGAGCCTGACGCGTGCTGACGCGGCGGCCCGGCTCCTTCTCCGGCGGGTTGATCGCGAGCAGGTGGTCGATCGTGCGGGGGTCGACCGCCATCGCGTTGAGCTGCTCGCTCACGAAGACGCGCTGCTCCTGCGTGGCCGCGACGCCGAACTGGTCGTACGCGTTGATCGGGGCCAGGCTGCTCGTGAGCACGAGCTCGCGCCCGTTCATGCTGGCGAGCTTGTTCGCCAGGGCCGCGTTCTCGGTGACCGACAGCGTGCGGGAGTGGAAGACCGTCGCGAACGAGTCCGGCCACAGCTCCTCCGTCTCCGTGAGGCGCGAGTACAGCGCCTCCAGGGTGCGGAAGTTGCTGGTCGGGTCGAACGGGACGAACAGGCCGCGCGTGCCGGGCACCGTGCGATACATGATCTTGTCGAGGTCGGCCGGCGTCAGCGTGCGGCTGTCGATGGATCCGGTCGAGTCGATGAGGGCAATGCTGACGCCCTTGTCCGCGAGCTCCCGCACGAAGGAGATGAGCTCCCGCTTCCGCTCAATCGGGTCCTGCGGGAACGTGTCGACGTGGACGATCGCGAGGTCTCGGTGCAGCAGTCGCTGGCCGGCGGCCTCGTGGTCGCCCGGCTCCTGGCGGATGTCGTTCAGACCGCTGAGGACGCCCGCGACCCGGCCGCCAGTGAGCTTGCCGGGCTTGTACTGCACCTGCCACGCCGTACTGAACTCCTCGCCCTGCAGCGTCGCGTTCAGCTGGGCGAACGCCGTCTGCGCGGCGAGGTCCGAAGAGCGCGGGTCCGCGTCGATCGGAAGGTTCATGGCGATGCCGGCCTGGCGCAGCGCGTACTGCGGGACGCCGGTCAGGAAGTTCTGGTCTCGCTGCAGCGTCTCCATCGCGGCGACGCGCCGCTTGACGTACGGCTCGGCGTTGCGCTCGCGGCTCGCGTCGGGCCCGACGCGGTAGTTGCGCCAGGTCTCGAGGCGCCGCTTCTGGGCCTGCAGCTCCGCCGGGGTGTACGGCGGGCGGACGGAGCTCTGGCTCATCGCGCCTCGAGCCCCGACTCGGGTATTGAGCAGGTTCACCGTGGACCCTGACTCCACGATCCCCGGCACCTTGCGGAGCAGCGGGGTCAGCGAACCCGTCCAGACGGGAGTCGCCGCCGAGTCGATGGTCGGAGCCTCGAGCATCGGGCGAAGCAGGCCCTGGGTGTTCTGCTCGCCGAGCAGGGTGTTCAGCGTGCGGGGCGAGAGCGTGATGAGTCGAGCCGTCGAGCCCTCCGGCAGCGAGCTCGTCGCCTGGAGGCGGATCGCCTCGTCGGCCGACAGCAGCTGCTGGTTCCCGCTCGCGTCCGTGACGAGCAGCGCGTGCCGCATCTTCAGGTCCTTGAACAGGAAGTTGTAGCCCTTGGGGTCGAGCGGGCGGTGGCCGAGCGAGTGCGACAGGACGAACAGCGTCTTCGCCTTGAGCACCTCGTACACGTCTCCCAGCTCCTCCAGGAGGGCGATGTCCTCTGCCGTGGGGAGCTTAGGGTTGATGAGCGCGTCGGTGCCCTTCTTGTTCGCCTTGAGGCTCGCGAGCTGCTCGATGACGTTCTCGCCGTCGATACCCATGATGCCGCTGGCGAGGAGACTCTCGTACGTGTCTCCGATGCCGTCCTCGCCCTCGAAGAACAGGTTGTTCGCCCACTCGGCGCCGGGGGGAAGGTCTGCCGGGTGGTAGATCGAGACCTGCACCGAGATCTCGGTGGCGTCGTTCGGGACGAGGGAGCCGAGGCTGGCGCTCAGCTCCTCCAGGCTCGTGGACGCGAGTCCGACGCGGCGACCGAGCGCCTCGCCCTGGAACTCGTGGTCCGGGCTGATGGCGGCGGCGTCGCGGAGGTTCGCCTGGATCGTGTTGCCGGCAGTGTCGCGGTACGTGACGACGATCGCGTCTGCGCCTCGGGCGAGGAAGCGGCCGTTGAGCATGGCGAGCGGCTCGACGTGACCGTCCTCGCCGAACAGCCCGTCCTCCAGCAGGCTCGGGAGCGCGTCTCCGCGCAGCGACGCTGCAGCGACGGGGCTGAGCGTGAAGACGCGGGGCTTGACCCCAGCGGACTCCGGGTCGAGGTAGGTGCGGTGCGTGGCGGCGATCGGGGCCGCGTACTTCGCGTACAGGATGCCCGAGCTCGAGACCTGGCGGCTGGCTCCGGAGGAGTCGATGCGGTTCTGCGCGTCGACACTCTGCCGCATGATCTCCGGCGTCCAGCGTCCCAGCTTCTCGGGGTCGACGACGCGGTTGATGAGCATCTCGAGCTCGTCCCGGTCGGTCAGCGTGAAGCGCTGGCCCTCGCCGATCGTGAGGTTGAGGAAGTCCTGGGCCGCGAGCAGCTCCGGCGACTTCGGGTCGGCGATCGCGTCCGTGAGGTATCGGAACGACTGATCCATGTACCGCGCGTGGCCGAGGGTGTCACGCTTCAGGTCGCCCGTGAGAGCGTCCAGGACGCTCTCGTACGTCACGGTCTTCGGCAGGGTGCTCATCGCGACGCGAGTGCTCGTCACGCCGACGATACTCTCGGTGAACTTGTACGCGAGCACCGCGCGGGCCACGGCGTCCCAGCGCTCCCGGTTGAGCTCGGGGTCGGCCGCGAGCACCGGCACCAGGCCGGTCGCGTCAGTCGCGGTCGCCGTGGTGAGCATGCGGACCTCGTCGCTCAGCGTGCTCTGCGCGATCGCGGGGTTGTTCTGCACCTCGTCGTTGAGGGCGCGCATGCGCTCCAGCGAGGTCGTCCCGTCGCTCCAGTCGATGAGGTACGCCTGGGCGTAGTCGCGGAACAGGTTGTCGTTGCCGTAGACGACGCGGGCGAGGATCTCGTCGCGCTGCTCGGCGGCCTTGATCTGCTCGGGCGACGCGTTCTCCGGCAGCACGCTGAGCGCGTTCGCGTAGATGCCGTCGCGGATCGTCTCAGCCACGTCGGAGCCGAACGACTCGTCGACCGACAGGTTCTGGGAGAGCCGGCGCGTCGCGTCGGAGACCATCTTGGCGATCTCCTCGGGCTTGCCGTACGCGGCGGCGGCGCGGAGCATGCGCGCCACGTCCAGCATCGCCTCGTTCGCGATCGCCTCGAGCTCGTCCGGGGTGAGCGTGCGGCTCGCGGTGGAGGTGCGGGCGATCGCGAGGTCGGCGGCGTAGCGCTGCAGGCCGAAGTTGCGACCGTACTTGCTGGTCAGCGCGTCGATCTGCGCGGCGTAGCGGAGGACGTCCCGGTTCGCGTTGGACCCGAGCATCCGGTCGTACACGGTGCCTTCGGTCGGCTCGCCGACGAGGTCGCGGAGGCCCATCTTGGTGAGGAGCTGCTGGCTCATCCCACCGTTCTCGAGCGTCTCGAACGCCGTGGGGAAGACGGCGGCGCGCAGCATCGGCCGGTACGCCGGGTCCTTCCACATCTCGAGGAACCGCTCGACGTCCTGGTACTTGTCGCGGCCCTGGCCGGCGTTGGAGAGGGCCGTCCACTCGATGATGCGGCCCTCGCGGTCGGCGAGGCGCAGGTTCTGCCCCGCGAACAGTCCCATGTCGGCGGCGGCGTCGTCGGCGTCCCAGGTCGTCATGGCTCCGAGCATCTGCGCGTAGCCGATGCTCTGCAGCGGCGAGTACCCGAGGGCCTGGATGTTGCTCAGGGTCTCGTAGTAGGTCGCGCCGAGGCCCTTGTCCGTCATCTTGCCCATGAACCCGCTGATCGCGCCGAAGACGCTGCGCATCAGGGTGCCGGGGCCGAGGGCGGGGCGCAGGCCGGCCGAGGTGGCGAACGAGCGCTGCAGCGTGTCGAGCAGGTGCAGGCTGTCGGATCGCTTGCCACTCTTGTACTGGGCGAGCGCGTGCTGCAGGGTCGTCATCAGGTCCGCGTCGTTGGCGTCGAGCTCGAGCTCCTGGCTCGCGTAGTCCTGGAAGCCGACCGCCGCGTTCGCGAAGTTGCGGATCGCGTCGCGGAGCTCCGCGCCGGGCAGCTGCTTGCTCCAGCCGCCGGCGGTGCGGGAGGGGTCGAAGGACGCCACGTCCCGGAACCACGCGAGCTGCGGCGCGCCGGTGCGGAACTCCTTGTTGACGGTCGCCATGAACTCCGAGAGGTCCTGGCTGGTGAGCAGGAGCTCCTGGAACCGGGCGAGGCGCGGCGGGTCGGTCTGCAGCTGCAGCACGAGCTCCACCATCCGGTCGTCGACCATCTTGGGGTTCGTCTCGTTGCCGAGCACGTTGAGCTTGGCCTGCAGCGTGTTGCGGAAGTACGTCATGACCGCCTGCTTCGGCGGCTGCGTCAGCATCTCCGCGAACCAGCGGGCCACGTTGACGCGGCCGTCGGGCAGCGGCTCGAACACGACGTTGACGATGTCGGTCGGCAGCAGGTCCGCGATGGTGCGGGCGAAGTTCGGGTTGCCGTCGAGCAGGCGCAGCACGCTGGCCACGTCGAGCTTCTTGATGCGGTGCAGCTTGGCCAGGTCGGCGAGAGCCCTGCGAGTGTACTCGAACGCGTTCTCCAGGCTCTTCTGCATGCGCTGGTCGCGCACGTAGTCGGTGGAGTTCGGGTTGATCTCGCCGGAGCGGGGGTCTGCGGAGAGCTCCTTGTCGGCGGCGGCGAAGATCGCGTCGATGCTCGTCTTGTACGCGGCCTCGTCCAGCGTGAGCTCGAGGAGCTCGTCGCGGGTGTACGGCGCGTCGTGGCGCTCACCGGCGTAGCGGTAGTCGGTGCGGGCGCGCTCGCGGAAGTCGCGCCGGGCGAACGTGTCCTTCGCCTTGTACTGGGCCTTGAGCTGTCCGACCGTCATCTGCGGGCCGAAGTTGTCGGCAGCGGCACCCATCACGGCAATGAGGGGCGTCGCGTCGAAGATCTCGACCCACGCCTCGTCGGCGTCGAGGCTCTGGATCAGCCCCGCCTTCTCCTCGTACTCGGCGATGTGGTCGACCTGGCGGGCGGCCTCGCGGAGGGCCCACTGGCCGAGGGAGATGAACCCGCCCTGGTCGGTCCACTCGGTGCCCTCGCGCGAGTAGTTGGGCATGGAGAGCTGCGCGACGACGTGGGCGCCGACGACGCCGTTGCCCTCGAGCCCGTACGCGCGGGCGACGCTCTGCAGGATCGCCATCGCTCGCTGGCTGATCTCGTCGCGGCTCAGGATCGACTGCCGGACGGAGACGCCGATGCCGCTCGAGATCGCCTCGTACCAGCTGACGAGGGCGTCCACCAGGTTGTCGGGGCGCTGGCCGGCGGTCTCGCTCGGGGAGCGGTAGTCGCCGTAGTGCAGGTGCTGCGGGGCGCGGAACGCGTCGTTGCCGACGGTGAGCTGGTGCATCGTGGCGCCCGGGGTGGCGGCCGAGATGCCCTCGCGCGTGGTCGACTGCCCGACCGGCAGGATCGGGGCGACCTCGCCGTAGTTGATGTCGGTCTCGACGCGGGCCGCGAGCTTGTTCTTGAACTTCTCCAGCATGCTGAACATGTGCTGGTCGATCGCCATGTAGACGCTGCTCATCGGCGGGATCCCGAGGCCGTTGCCGCGCTCGCCGAGGCGGATCACCTCGTCGGACGCCTGCGTGTTCAGCTTCTGGAACAGGTTCTGCTTGGCGTCCACGACGCCGCGACGGAGCTCGTCGATCGTCTCGTCGACGATGGTGTCGATGTTGGGGACGGTCGCGAGGTTCGTCTTCAGCCAGGCGCTCATCACCCGGAGGGTGGCCTCGGCGCTCTTGCTACCGACGCCGCCCTTCGCCGCCAGGCCGAGGCGGTCGATGATGAACTCCTCGGTGTCGCGGGTGCCGATCTTGACGGAGCCGTCGCGCATGCCGAGCGCGTTCAGGCCGAGCCGCAGCGCGCGGTACGCGTCGTCCTCGATCTCGATCGCGACCTGGACGTGCTGGCGCACCATGTCGCCGTCGAAGTCGCCGTCGATCATCTTCAGGATCGCGTGACTGACCTTCAGCAGGCCCTGCCCGCCGTCGAGCGTGTCCTGCAGGGAGACCTGCGGCATCAGCATCTGGAACGAGCCGGCGCTGTTGTTCGGGGAGCGGCTGAGCAGCACGCCGACGGCCTTCGCGTACAGGCTGCCGGTGATGACGTCGCCCTCCTGGACGACCGAGTCCCACGCGACCTGGATGACCTCGTTCGCGTCGCGCACGATCTGGGCCTGGCGCTCCGGAGTCGCCGACACGAACTCCCGCTGCAGCCGGTGCATCTGCTCCAGGACCATCGCCTGAGCCTCCGCGATGGGCTCGAGCTGCGGCGCCGGGTTGCGCTGGGCGATCTGGTCGCGCACGGAGTCGGCGTTGCTCTGGAGCAGGTTCACGACGGAGTCGAAGTCGCTCAGCACGACGTGGTTGGGGATGTCGCTGGACTGCAGCGAGCCGAGCGTGAACGTGCCCTCCAGGGCCGGGTTCAGGCTCCGCATCTCCTTGTCCTGCGTCAGCAGGGCGGCGTCCAGGCTCTTCTCGAGACCCACGTCGAACTTGACGGCCTCCATCACCTGCTCGCGCGCCGCGCGCTCGCCGGCCTCGCGGAGCCCCATCGAGACGAGGGGCGGGGCGGCGGTCGCCTGGCGCTTCTGCTCCGGCGTCCAGCTGTCCCACTGCTCGCGGGTCGGCGGGGTGACGTTGTTCAGCTTGGCGATCTGCTGGCTCCGCAGGTAGCCCCGCTCGTTGGCGGAGTAGCTCCCGACCCGGGCGCCGACGCTCATGCCCGCGCCGGCGGCGGCGCCCTGCAGGTAGCTCATGATGACGTCGTTGCCGTCGGGGGTCCAGCCGTGGCTCAGGGGCTCGAGCACCGACTGGGTCGCCTCCTCGAGACCCTCGCCGAACGCGTTCACGAGCGCCGTCTTCGCGAGGTTCGTGCCGCCCTCGATGTCCTTCGCCGCCTGGTACAGCAGCTGGTTCGCCTGCTGAGGGCTGATCGCGCCGCCGTGCTGCGCCCGCATGATCTGGGTCTGCAGCTTCGCGCTGGCCCACATCGTCGCCTCGCTCGGGGCGAGCATCGTCATCGTGGTGCGCGGGGTGCCGACGACCTGGCCCGCCTCGTCCAGGTAGAACTGCTTGCCACCGATGCGCTCGGTGCGGACGGCGCCCTCCGGCATCGTGCGGTTGAACAGGCTGAGCCGGCTCGCGTCGTCGACCGTACCGAGCGCCGCGCGGTCTGCGCTGGTGACGGCACGGGCGATGCCTCGAGCCCCGGCGAGCTGGACGACGTCCATACCCACCGCGCCGATGGCGGCGAGCCACTGGCCCGGGTCGTCCGGCGCGTCGAAGTTGCCGATGCGGTCGTCGAACCGCGCGCCTCCCTGGAAGGCGAGCTGCCCCGCGCCGCCGGCCACGGTCGCGCCCATCGCCGTCTTGAACGCGGCCTGGCCGACGGGGCTGGCGAACTGCAGGAGCGAGTCGCCGAGGGTCGCCGTGATCCCGAGGCCCGTGAGCCACCAGGGCCGCTCGGCGCCCATGTCGTAGTAGGCGCTCGAGTCGTCCCAGCCGCCGTTGGCGAGGTCCGTGACACCCTGCGTCAGGTTGGAGAGGGGGGTGAAGGCGCTCAGCGCCGCGCCGCCCCACTGCTGCAGGCCCGTGCTCAGGCCGCCCGCCGGGCCGAACTGCTCCGCGGCCATGCCCGTCTGCACGGTGGCCCGCGCCGCCTGGTCGACCAGGAAGTCCTTGTTGGCCGCCGCCGCCACGCCACCGACCACGGCACCGGCTGCGATGCCGATCGGGCCCCCGAAGATGCCGAGCGCCGCGCCGCCCACGGCACCGGCGGCGATCGCCAGGGTGCCCTCGACGGCGTCGTCCCACTCGCTCTTCTGCTGGTCGATCTCGCTCTGGTAGGCCTTGCTGCCCTGGGCCGCCGCGACGTTGCGCGTGTCCTCCGCCGCCCGGGCGTCGACCGCCTCCTTGACCGCGAGGGGGTTCGAGCGGAGCCGCTCGTACGCGTGCTTCTGCTCGTCCGCGCTGAGGCTCAGCTGCGCGAGCATCTGGTAGCCGGTGGCCTCGTCGTAGCCGCTCTCCGGGTCCAGCAGGTTGCCCCGGTAGGTGCCGTCCTCGTACACGTCGCCGAGGCGGATGTCTCGCCCGTCGGCGGCCTTCTGGCCCTCCCACGTCGCGACGCCGGTGAAGTCCTCGCTCGAGTACCAGTCGCCGATCGTGCCGGCGTCCAGCCGCGCGTTGCGCTGGTCGAACATCTTCTGGTAGAAGGGCGTGTTCCAGCCGTTCTCCGTGGAGCCGACCTGGCCGCCGCTCTGCCACTTCGGGAGTCGGGGCGCCGCCTCCAGGGCGAACCGGCTCCCCTGCCAGCCGCCGGCGGCGCGCGTCTCGTCCTGGGTGACCGACTGCTGCTGGGCTCCGACGGGGGCCGCGACCGGCGCCTCAGTAGCAAACCGGGATTCGCGCCAGCCGGCCATCGACCACTCCAACGCCGGGGGACGGGTCCGGCTACTCCCTCGATTATAGCCAGTCCCCGGCGGGTTTCGCGCGCCCCGACTCGGCACACTCGCCGCCGGAGGGGCTAGCGATCCCCGGCCGAGGGTGACCCTCACTCCCGGGGAACTCGGCCCGGGACAGCCGGGCACGGGCCTCTACCCGGGAAACACGGGTGACGATCCGGGGTCGGGGCGGAATCCCCGGGGAAAACCGTTACGAGAGTTGAGAAGGTGCCGATGGTTCTCAGGAAAGCGGGAACTTTTTCTGTGGAGATCCATTAATACAATAGAAACAAATAACACACATCTATACCCCCCTATACATGTATATGTATGGGTATAGGTCAGTCATATAAATCATTGAATCGATAGTATCAAGTGAATCAAGTATCAATTTTTGGATCAAGTCAATCTAGCCAAAGGAACTTCGTCACCATGTCCGCATTTCAGCTCAATCTCCAGCCGTTGCTCGACGCCCAGGTCACCCGCATGCTTCAGGACCCCAAGGTCACTGAGGCACAGAACGCCATCCTCGACAAGATGATCATGGAAGTCACGGACGACATGCTCGTCAAGGTCGAGAACATCGGCAACAAGCTGGCTGAGCTTCGGGCAACACCCGAATCTCGGACTGCCAACGCGACACTCATCGCGTTCTACGAGCGTCAGCTCAACCGCCTCGCGGGTATCAAGTAGCATCTCGCTACTGCCTAAACAGTCAGGTCCCAATCGGGACCTCTCTGTTTTTCTAACGTCATCAGCCTCTTTTTTGTCATCTCATGCACATAGTCGGTAAACTCAACCACAGACCTCACTAGCTACCGCTAGTCGCGTGACGCTTGCGCTCAGGCTACTGAGCGACCGGCATCCAACTAGCGGGATGTGCGTGGATGACTGTTTCTAGGCTGATGATCGTTATCTACACAAGGTCCGCCAGGACCTGTCTATCCGCAGCGTTCAGCTACGGTCTGTGTGTTCTTTGTTTCGTCCGAGACGCCGGCCACGTGTGGCCGCCTCTTTGCCCTCGCCGACACGGCTCTGCCGTGGCGTAACGACGTAACGAGTCGCCACCTCAAACTTTCTCTACTCATCCCCTCCCAACTTTTGGGATGAAAAACTCGTTACGCTCGTTACGCCATGTCTCGCATGGGAAGGCGACTCGTTACGTTGCTCGTTACGTGCCCGTTACGTGACTCGTTACGCCTCGTAACTCGACGAGTTAGAGGCGTAACGACTCGTTACGTTTGGGGATTCGTTACGTTTTTCGTTACGTCTTCTCCATCACTTGAGCAGGCTTGCGTGGGCCCTGGCGAGGGCCTTCGGCTGGCTAGCCTCCATAGGTGGGAACCTATTTTTGGGAGAGAGAAGGGAAAGGAATTGTGTTAGAGACACAAGAGAGAGAGGCAAGGAAGGCATTGAAGGAGTTCACGGCTCTGGCGAAGAAGCAGTACCGTGAACTGAAGAAGATCGAGTCGGATCACCGTTTCGGTGCTGCGACTCAGTCCATTCGTGATGAACTGCGGCAGACCTGGGCTGCCATCCGCGTTCAGCAGGAGCGCATCTGGTTCATCGAATCTCGTCGGCGCGCCCTGCGTCGACGGTAGAATCTCTACTGGAGGACAGACACTCATGACCACTCAGCTCACGCGCCTTCGTCAGGCGCTTCGCGACCACAACATCCGCACCAGCCAGCCCACTCGGGATGGCGTCTTCCCGCTGCTCCATCGAGTCAACGGGCACCGGATCAGCATCTGGATTCAGCAGATCCGCTCCAACCTCTACCGAGTCACGGTCTACGTCGGCGGCTTCGAGGCCGCATCCACGACGTTCATGCCGAAGCTCGGCGACATCATCAACGACCAGCTCGGCGTCACCGCCTGCAACGAGCTCGTCTCCGGAATCATCGCTCGCTTCGGCGACATCGTCAGTGAGGACGACTTCCAGTGAACGGCTACACGGAGGAGGAGATGATCCGCCACGGCAACCGGCACTTCTGGCTCGGTCTCGTGATGGGCTGCCTCGCGACGGGCTTCACGGCCTTCGCCGTCGTGTGGGCGGTGTCGCTGTGACCACCGACTACCGATCCATGAGCGCCGAGGAGCGCGCCGAGTTCTCGAGGCACATGAGCGAGCTCGGCGCCGAGAAGCAGGCCATCACGCTCGAGGCCGGCGCCACTCGCAACTCCAAGCCGTGGGAGGAGTGGGAGGACAACGTGCTCCTGAACGAGTCCCTGACCGGCGTGGAGCGGGCGCTGCGACTGCAGCGCACGTACTACTCGACGGTCCGCCAGCGTGCGATTCGCCTGCTGGAGCGCGGCGAGCTCGGCCAGCCGTGGCGCCGCGTCAAGGATGCGCCGGTGCTCTGCCCGTGCGGCTCGCTCGACGGCGACCACGAGGACTGGTGTCCCAATGGGTGACACCCAGGTCCTCATCGCCCTCGCCGTCATCGGCACCCTCGTCGGGGTCATCCCCGGCGTCGTGATCATCGTCGCCGTGGCACTCATGGGCCTCATCGACGAGTAACTCCCTGCCCGGGTCGCTGAGCTAGCAGCGGCCCGGGCAGGGGCTCCACACCCGTGGGGCGCTCCAGAAATACTAGCGACACGAAGGAGAAGATCATGGCGGAAGCCAGCAAGAAGGCGACGAAGGCCACGGCCGAGAAGCCCAAGCAGACGAGCACCGCTCGTCTCAGCCCCGTCGAGCGCGCGCAGCAGGCGCTCCTCGAGGCCATCGAGAAGGACAAGGCCCGCCGCGCCAAGCGAGCCGAGACCGTCCGTGAGGAGCTCGAGGCGGCCCAGCGCCAGCTCGAGAAGAGCCAGGCCCGCGTCAACACGCTGCAGGCCGAGCTCGACTCCCTCACGGTCGAGCCCAGCGAGGCCGTGCAGTACGCCGCCGCCCTGGAGGGTGGCGAGCAGGCCAGCACGCTCGACGTCCAGAACGACTCGAAGGAGTGAGCGTGCAGATCCCGGCCTTCGAGGCTGTGGATCTGTTCGCCGCTCCGCTGGCGGGGCTCCCGGTGTTCATCGCCGGGAGCTCCGCTGCCGCAGCGCGTTCGGGTCTCAAGCGCCTCGACTACGCGTTCGACGACGTGGACGGCTTCTGTGCGACGGAGTACGCACTCATCAGCGCTGCAGAGCGACTGATTCAGGGGGGATTCGTCGTTCACGATCGTCACCAGCGCCTCTACCAGCGCTGGCTCAAGCAGGGCTTCAGCGGCTGGCACACCAACAGCCTGAAGCTCACCGGCCCCGACGGCCTGGAGGCGAACCTCGTCTACAAGGTCGTCAACAAGCGCCCGGTCAGCAGCCTGAGTCAGGTCCTCGAGTCCTTCGACTTCGGCCTGCTCGCCGTCGGCTACGACTGCCAGGACCAGGCCTGGCGAGACATGCGCCCGTACTTCTTCCCGAGCCAGAGTGTCCACGACGCCTTGCCGCTGCTCCCGCTGCGGCGAGACGACTGGCGCAACGGCTTCATCAGCCAGTACCAGGGGCTGCGGGAGGCGGGGCGCTACGCCAAGTACGCCGAGTACGGGTGGGACATGTCGCTCGTCAAGGACGACCTGCTCACGGGCTACCGGGAGGCTGCGCTCTACCTGCTCGATCGAGACCAGGTCGAGAAGCAGACGCTCGGCACGATCTACAACACGATCGCTGACCACATCGAGGACGACGAGACCGCCAAGCTCGTCGAGGTCGGGCGGGAGATCCCGTTCATGGACAGCCTCGATCTCGTGATGGAGGCTCTCGAGTGAACGAGGACGACGACGAGTTCCCGCTCCCGGAAGACACGCCGGACCCGCGTCCAATCTGGGCGACGGCCCCGTTCCAACAGGTGATCGCCGACCAGCTGAAGATCCAGTCCCCGATCATGAACATGTCCACGAACGGGATCCCCCGACAGTCGGGCAAGAATTCGGCGAACACCTTCTGGGGGAGCGGAGCCACATTCAGCAGCACGGAAGCCCTTCCGACGCCGGCCAATCCCGTCGTCGAGAAGCTCCTGAAGGATCTCGAGGACGACCCGATCGCCCTGACTGGGGGCGAGCGGGGGACCATCGTTACCGAGAAGGAGCTCGAGACCATCCAACAGCTGGGCGCGTACTCGCCCTTCAAGGGGCGAGTCGGGCAGGTCGACATCTCCACGATCGATCTCGAGACGGTCACCATCTGGGCGCTGGCTCGACTCGATGATATGCACAGGACAGGAGCACACAAGAAGTACCAGGAGATGAAGACGCTTCGCGTCTCCGAGAACAAGATGAGCGAGTTGCAGAGCTGGCAAGTGCTGGCGCTGATCGAACTGTTAGGAGGAAAGCCGTGACTTCGGCACCACCATTCGAGCCGGGCCTACGTACGGGGCCGGTCAAGGTCGCCACGCCCCTGAGCATGCCGGCCGACGCTCACGTCGCCAATCGTCGTGAGCTCCCCAGCGTCCTCCCGACGCCGGATCCGTGGTGGATCCAGATGCTTCTCGGAAGGAGGAAGCGATGACTCACCACGACGACTGCCCCGCTCGTCTCGACGCCGACGCTCGCTGCGACTGCGCAGAGCTCGAGCTTCGAGACACGGCTCAGGCCGTGGCCGACTACAACAGGGCGACCCAGCCCTCGGCTGCGGAGCTGATGCGGCGAGCGAAGGAGAAGGGCTTTGTCACGCCGCAGCCTGGGTACGCCTGAAGAGAACGCTTCGACGCCATCCTCGACGACGACGGCAAGGGCTGGCTCCTCACCATCGGGAGGGATCAGCGCCTCTACTGGCTCTACTACCGAGCCAGAGTGCACGAGAATAGCTACGCCATCAATGACTCCCCCATCGAGGAGCAAGGTCAGCAGTACAAGGACCTCCTCGCCGAGACCCGGCGAAAGCTCGCAGAGTTCGAGGAGGGAGTTGCCCTCGCTCTGGAGGAGGGCGAGTGAGCTGGGCTACCTGCGCATGATCTACGAGTACCAAAAGGAATACCAGGATCGAGGCTACACCATCGTCTTCCGCGTCTCCCCGCGATTGAAGGCCGACGAGTACTCGGAGATCGTCTACTACCAGTCGTGGGATCGAGAGGGCGTGGCGTGGTGGGTCCACGTCGATGGCATGGAGCACTCATTCAAGCTCACCGACGACGCCATTCGAGAGAACTCCCGGATACAGTGGCTGATCTCGGAGTCTCAAGCGGGGATGGACTGAGAGAGAGGAGTTTCTATGGCGGCTGAGTCGCTAGCACGCCTGTGGCTCTGCGCGTGGGAGCAGGGCTGGCTCACCGAGTCGATCGTCCACAGTCCCGAGGGTCCGTGGTCGTGGGAAGAGCTCGAGGAGCGCAACGACATCTGGTCGAAGGGCATCTACGGGTGCCAGCACGGCAACGGGAGCTGGTGCGCGACGTGCTGGGGCTACGTGCCCGGCACCTCGGTGTGGCGAGAGCAACACCACAGTGGAGTGTCACCACTCCCGGGGCCATTCACCAAGGTCGTCCTATGGAAGAACGGTGTGGGCGAGGAGGTCTGGCCCACGTCGGGGGAGAGATACGTAGCGTAACTGCTGTCACTCCAGTCACAACTGAAAATCGTAGTAACACCCGACACGAGAACGCTATCCCAACGTCGGAGGCCCCCGCTACAATAGGTAGTGGGGTGTCCGGGATGATCACCTCATCACTCACAACAAGGAGACAACATGTCGTTCAAGACCATCGCCCTCGCCGGAAACAAGGTCCTCGTCCGTGGTACGGACGTCACGGGCTCCGAGGGCCAGGAGGTGCTCGACTCCACGCAGTGGCTCGAGCTCAACCAGAAGGACGTCCACGGCGCCGCGCACGCCAAGTTCAACGAGGCCGTCGAGGCGTTCTTCGCGCCCATCACGGACGCGATCGACGAGCTCGAGGCGGCGCACCGCATCGAGAACGCGGTGGACCCGCTGTTCTACGTCGTCAAGGGCGAGGCCGTCGAGGCCGTCGCCGGCGAGGCGCAGGAGATCATCGAGCTCAACCGCGACTCGGTCATCCTGCGCGCCATCGAGGAGGGCCAGTCCGACCGCCTCGTGTGGGTCAACAACCACCTCGAGGTCACGGCCGCGCCCGTCGCCTCGGCGTCGGCGGCTCCCGCCGGCGAGTGACCCTGTCCGAGGCCCCGGTCAGTACGACCGGGGCCTCGGCCTCCTCAACTCAACATGGCTGTCTACGAGAACGAGCTTCGAGCGCTCGGAGTCACGTACGCTCGTGTCTACGATCCTCGAAACGGAGACGAAGTCTTCACCTTCCGGCTCGCGACCAACCCGGAATTCGAACTCACGCTGCGATCGGGGGACCTGGATACCTGCGACGCTAACGACATCTACCAGAAGCTGCTCGTCTCTCTCGACGAGCCAGACTTCCAGACAAGGAACAAGATGCTTGAGACACTCATCAAGCTCTACACGACCTACATGCGTATGGACGTGAGGAGCCCGATCCCACACCTCGCCGGTCCTCCCGGCGTGGGCAAGAGCGAGACCGTCGCTCAGCTCGCCGAGACGGTGGGCAAGAAGCTCCACATCATCAACGTCAGCCGCATCAACCCGATGGAGCTCGAGGGGCTGCAGATGCCGACGGCGCGCAACACCAAGCTCTCGCTGCTGCTCAGCCCGATGTGGGCGAACTTGCAGGAGGGAGACGTCGTTCTCTTCGACGAGTTCCTGCGAGGGTTCCCCGAGGTCTACAACGGCCTGCTCGACATCTTCACGAGTCGGCACGTCGCCGGCTACGACCTGCCCCGCGTCTTCATCGTGGCTGCGAGCAACAGCATCGTCACGTACGACCCGGCGCTGGAGGATCGACTCCTCCACCTGTTCGTGCCCGACCTGCGGAGCTCGACCAACACCCGCTACCGGGTGCAGCAGATGTTCTGCGAGAAGATCGGGATCCTGCCGGACATGGCGAAGTCGACGGAGATGACGGAGCTGTTCGACAAGCACGTCCTGCCCATGTTCGGCGTGCTCGACCAGTTCAAGCACAAGCCCGGCGCGGGGACGTCGTCGCCCGGCGGGAAGAGCGTCCGCAACCTCATCGGTCAGGCGCTGCTCCGGCAGGTCGAGACGCCGGAGCTCAAGAGCCTGATCGTCGAGAACAACCGCAGGGCTCTGTCGGCGGGCAAGTACCAGTTCGTGCTGCTGCTGAACGGTCGGAACATCGACCCGAAGTACAAGCCCGCAGCACTCAAGCTCGTCGGCAACGACAAGCTGTCCATGATTCAGGCCGGGAACCTCGACCTGAACCTCCAGCTCATCGAGATGGAGGAGACCAAGAGGGAGACACCCATGAAGAAGGAGGAAGAGACCGATGACGTTGAGCTCGACTGACGTTCAGCACCAGCTCTCGATCTTCGAGTTCGCACCGGGCCGCAAGGCTGGGTGGGGCACGCTGATCAAGCTGCTGCCGGACGTGGAGACCGCGCTGTTCTTCGCGCGCGCGTACAAGATGCCGTACGACAAGCTCAGCGAGCTGCTGTACGGCCTGTTCAAGAGCGACGTCGTCAAGGCGCTCAAGAGCGGCAACCACTCCACGACGCTGCAGGACTACATCGTGGACACCGTGCCGACGGACGTGGTCCGTCAGGCGAAGCCGGCCTGGGTACCGGCTCCGCCGCCGGCGCAGTTCCTGCCCCAGGTCTGGGAGAGCATCGACCTCGTGATCGCGGAGTCGATCGCCGTCGTCGCCGACAAGGTGGGTCGAGTGATCGACTCGCTGCCCAGCAAGCAGGGGCAGATGGTGTTCCAGCAGCTGGCCCGCATGAACCGTCAGGGCACCCAGCTCGGGCGATTCGACGCACGCATCAAGCACCGTCACCAGACGAAGAACCTCTTCATCCTGGACGACAGCGGCTCGATGTCGGCGGAGACGATCCGGGCTATCCTGCCGGACGTCATCGCGAGCGCGTGGGCCGTGGACGCCACGCTCGCACTCGTCAGCGACACCTGCCGGGTGTGGCAGCCGGGGTCGTACAGCATGGACAACGTGCTGGCGGCGGGAGAGTTCTCGGGAACCCACTACGAGACGCTCGTCCCGCTGCTGAACGAGGACTGGGGCGTGGTCACCACGATCGCGGACTACGACTCGTCGTACGGTGCTCGCGACGCGTGCGCCAAGGCGACGGGCCGCATCGACAAGGTCCTGGACCTGTCGCTCGTGAACCGCCCGACGTTCCTCGCCGCGTGCGTGGGTCAGCGGGCCGCGAGCGTCGAGCCGATCCTGGTCGCCGCGACCCCGCGCGTCCTCAACTGAAGAACCTCCGGGGCCTGGACCGAGCTGCTCGGCGAGGCTGGGCCCCGGAAACTCCGGAAAAATTTTTCGGATCGAGATCGAGATCACAACAAAGGAGATAGCCACATGGCTAAGCCCACACCCGCAGAGGCAACGAAGGCGAAGACCGTCACCATCAAGGGACGGCTGAGCTTCCCGAGCTTCACGCACACGGAGGCCGTCGCCCGCGCTCGGCGCAGCACGATCCCGGCGATCGCCTCCAAGCCGGACGACAAGATCGGTCCGGAGTTCAACGTGCTCATCGAGCAGGACCAGCTCGACAAGCTCAAGAACCACATCGAGAACGTCTTCATCCCGTACGTCGAGGCCCAGGCCGCGGCGGGCGAGAAGCGGGACGTGCTCGACCCGAAGGTCATCAAGAAGATCCAGACCAAGCTCGGCGACGAGGACTGGGACGGAGCTCCGCACCTGCCGATGAAGCCCATCGACCCCAAGTACCAGGACAACACGCCCGAGTGCGTGGCCTCGGTCAAGGTCACGGGCCGCGCCGGCAGCAGCACCAAGCTGCTCGCCAAGGTCACCGAGGAGGACCAGCTCGACCCGCTCGACCCGGACGTGCTGTCGTTCCCGGTCATCAAGCCGATCAACGAGACGGTCTTCGACATGTACCCCGGTGCATACGTCGCCGTCACGCTGAACCTCTACGCGTTCAACAGCAGCACGAGCGTCAACGGCATCTCGGCCGGCGGCGACGCGTGCGTCTACCTCGGTGACCTCGAGGGTGAGCGCATCGGCGGCGGCGGCGGTGGCGTGGACGAGGACGCCATCTTCATGCTCGACTGAGCAACCGGCCGGGGCCACGGGCGACCGTGGTCCCGGCCTCTCACCTCTGAACAAGGAGTACACATGGACAAGAAGTACACGCTCTGCGTGGAGATCAAGAAGCGCCCCGGCCACTGGATCAGGCACATCCTGACCCTGGACCAGCTGAAGGCGTGGCTCGAAGAGCACATCATGAAGGCCGAGGACTACACCGGCCGCTTCTACGTCGAGGCCCACCAGCCGCAGCACATCGACGGCGAAGAGACGACGGAGTTCCCGCTGTGAGCACGCCTCTCCCGACACCAAAGGTGCGGAAGTTCTCGGCGAGCGCGGCGGCACAGCTGATGCAGTGCCCCGGCTCTGCTCGGCTGGAGCAGGCGATCCCGGGCTTCATCCATCCCGTGAGGGACGACGCAGCCGGGGCGAAGGGCGTGGGCACTCGCTTCCACGAGCAGCTGTACGCCGTGCGAGCACTCAGCCCTTCGGAAGTCAACAACTACGCGTCGATCCTGCTGTCGTGGAGCGCCCAGCACTACCTCAAGAGGTACGCTCAGTGCGACGATCCCGCCAAGATGCGGCAGTGGCTGGATGCAGAGTACCCCTCTCTGCGAGAGCCGGCCGACGTCGAGAGCATCCAGCACCTCATCGACTGGCTGTGCCTCATGCGGGAGTACCCTCCGAAGCTCCTGCGGTGGGGCGTGGACGCTCTGTTCGTCTTCTCGTCCATCCTTCAGAAGGCGTTCCGCAAGCTCTGGGCGCCAATGATTCACGCGGAGAAGTCGGTGCAGGCATCGTGGCTGGTCGGAAACTACTCGACCACGCCCGACGTGGTCGTGGGAGCTGACGACACCCTCTGGGTGCTGGACTACAAGACGGGAAAGATCCCCGTCTCGGCAGTCGACAACGACCAGCTCATGTACTACGCCGCGTGCTACGTCGCGAAAGATCCATCCATCGAGCGCATCAAGCTCATCGTCTCGCAGCCAGACAACTACTCCACGCACGCGGTACGGCGGGCGGACGTGCTGGCATGGATGGAGAAGGCATGGGAAGCCGAGCGGAAGATCCTTCAGGGGGATCTGACGCTTCGCCCGGGCGACAAGTGTACGTTCTGCCCGGCGTACCCGCACTCGCGCGGGGACAAGGGATTCCCGCTCTGCCCAGTCACGAGCGAGATGCTGTACCCCACGCGGATCGACGAGCTCGCGATCCTCAACATCTAGGAAGGAGCACTCATGGCTGGAGGACTCGACTTCGAGACCTACGGGGACGTGAACCTCAAGGTCCACGGCCTCGACCGGTACGTCAATCACCCGTCGTTTCGCCCACTCATGGCGAGCGTCGCGACAGAGGGGACTGTCCCTCACAACTACGATTTCATCCTCGGTGGCCGGGCGGCAGAGAACGCGTTTCGCAGGGAAATCGAGAGCCACGTCGAGTGGAAGCTTCCCATCGTCGCC